GCTTCCCAAGGTCATAGAACCCGCTGAAAAGCTGTTCCTGGAGGCTGGACTTGTCGGCGACTCCGAAGATTTCCATGGTCACGTTACCAGTAGCCCCGGTCTTGTGTTCCATGAGCGGGAACTGGTCATTGTTACCGTAGACGGTTTCCATGGCCGCGCCCCAAGGCAGAACCTCGTCAAGGGCAACGATCTTCGAATACGCCGGGTTGATGAACTCAGATCCAACGATGTTGGTATAGTCCCGTTCGGCCATAAAACGCCGAGTCACGTCCTGCCGGGTCAAGGTCTGGAATAGATTCCAATCGTCGGGGAGCATCGCGGCGTTCCGAACAACGAACTTTGAGTGGAGATCGTCGAGACGGTTCCAAATCTTCGCATGGCCCTCAGAGCCTTCCCACTGAGGAGTGGCCATGGTGATGAAAAAATCCTTGTCACTATCGGCAAGCTGACTAGGAACGGATGCCTTCAGGTTCTCCTCAGCGGTCCCCCTGAACGCCTTATTGGTAACGGTATAACCCTCTTCGATCCGCTTTTGGATCAGGGCTTTCTGGTCAAGAAAAATAGCCATTTTGCATTACTCCTTATTAGGCCACAGCGCCATGGAAGCGGAGGCAGTCAACAGCGAAAACGGCATTCGAGGCGCTGGCAACCTCGTTGACGTAACCAATGAGCATTCGGTTGGCGGCAGAAGCCTCGTACAACAGGCCGTCAGTAGTGTCATAGTAGACCGCCTGACCCCAGGTATAGAAGGTCTGAGCGGCACCTGTAACGGCGGCACCGAATCGCACCTGCTGGCCCACGTGGATGGTTCCAACAGCACCGTTAGCAATCCCAGTATCAGCGATCCCGAAATAGGGAGTAGCCTTTACAAGGTCGCCCTGGGCAATCGTAGCTCCGGCAGTAATCGGGATATGATCGTTTCCACCAGGAACGGTTTCTTTGATCACGTAACCGTCAACCAAAGTGGTGGTATTTTCAGAAGCGGGAAGAGCCATTTTTTAGTCTCCTTACAGTTTCAGGTGACGTTCAAACTTGTCACCCTTGGGCGCACGGTCGCCACCCATCTCCGAAACACCGATCATATTCCAGTCGGAGTTCACGTCAAACAGTTCGCCACGAAGAGCAAGGAAGACTTCGTTCTTCTTGACCTCTTCAATCTTGGCTTCGATCTCGTCGGATTTGACACCGCGAAGGGCAAGCTCGGCGAACTCGCGGGACTTGTTCTTGGCACCAGAGGGCGAAACCTTGGGGCCGAACACGCTCATGGCGGCTTCGATCCTGGCGGCCTCGACCTTCTCAAGATCGGCCTTCATGGTGGCGATAAGCGCCAGCGGGTCGGCCACGTTCGCGGCTTCCAACTTCGCTTTCATCTCCACGGCCTTGGTCACGGCTTCGGTCACAAGGTTGAGCCCCATGGTAGAGGCGACTTCCGACGCGCACCCGGGGTTATCCTTGAGCCAAGCCAATACAGCTTCTTTGTTCACTTTCAAATCTCCTTTGGCGTCGATCTTGGCGATCATCGCCGTAGCCCACTTGGCCAATTCAGGTTCATCTTTCGCGGCTCGGGCCGAAATGCTTCGGAGCGAGGAGCGATAGACCTTGCCATTAATGGCGACTGGGTTCTTTTCAATGCTTAGGGTAACGTCAGAATCCTTGACGGTCGGCATGGCCGACAGCTTGTCGATTGCGCCTGAGTCGATTAGGGATTCTATGGCCTTAGCCGTGGCCATATCGAAAGACTGAGTTTCCGGCGTAGACTTGGCCAGCATGGAAACCATGTCTCGGAAGTTGGCCTTAGCCGAAAACAGCATCATGGTTTCATTGATAGGGCGGCTGTCAGATTCGCTAACGTGCCGAGTCGAGAATCCCAGTTCATGGATTTTCTTACCGGTGATCCAAGTGCCATTACCGCTTTCACCGTCCATAAGTTCCTTGATCTTGGCCATAGGAAGACCCGTCGCACGAACGTATTCAGCGGCCATCATTTCGGAAAGCTCTTTTAGTTCCTTGGCCCTTTCTCCCATGGCGTTATGGTCACCACCGGCCATTCCCTGGGCGTTGTGAATGAAGAACACGGAAAGGTCGTAAGAAACACGCTCGGTGAATGCCATGGCAACGGCTGAGGCGGCGGAACCGACAAGCCCAACCATGTTCAAAATGGTCTGACCCCTATGGCCTCGGATCATCCCCATGATCGGGGCAATCTGCCAAAAGTCGCCACCCGGAGACATGAGGTCAACCTCAAGTGGGCCGCCCGCCGAAGCGTCAATGTCCTTCTTGATCCTAGAGGAAAGAATACCGTCACCGGTTTCTTTGTCGAGATATCCGAAAGCCCCAGTCCAGTATAGTTTGGCCATGTCTCCAGTCTAATAGTGGTGTCTACTTTTGTCTACACCTACTGTCTAGTTTTTAGTACACGTCAACAAAATGATACATGTATACTAAATGATACACTGTATTCAAAAGTAGACACTTTGTAAACGTTGATAGGTTTCCTTGACATTAACGCAAGCGGTTGTATAATGTTGGGAGAGGTGAAGTATGGAAAAGGATGATTGGGGCAACCCTGTATCTGATCATGACGACCCCTTGTGGGGTGAATACTCCGAGTATTGCTATGAACTATGGGCCGATGACCTTGTTCCACCGACGTTAAAGGAATGGAAAGAGTACCGCTAACCGTCCCGGCGCGTATCACCGGAAAGGAGATCGGATGGATAGGGACATCGAGGAAGTTATCCGCATTTGTTTTGCGGATGCAAACAAACATCTAAAGGAGCAACCAATGGGACGAAAGGTATTCACGTATAAGGACGTTAAGGAAGCAGAGCAATATCAAGGAAAGACTGGGTACTTCAGCAATATCCTGAGCGATCTTGAAAACAACACTGACAAGTCTTACGCCGGGACTCTTTACGTGCCATGGGGCAAGTTCGGTTTTCCATTCGGATGCAAGGAACGTAACGAATGGTTTCAGTTTTTCAGCCCCGAGCCCATTCCCGTCGAGAAGTGGGTTCCGTTCACGGCGGAGGATTGGGAGTTGTTTATGGGTAAGGTTGTCAGGACTAAGTCGTCTAAAACAGTTGGTGGAGTTGGTGTGCAAGGATTTAGCAGTATCGGTGTTGAGATTTGGCCATCTATAGCATGCACGTTCAAAGAGTTCCTAGAAAACTGGACCTTCCTCGACGGCCCCCCCTGCGGAAAGAAGGTGGTGGGATGATGCAAAAAGAGCGGCAACTCATCTTCATTCGCATGACTCGCAAGTGGTGGCAGTTCTGGAGGTGGTTTGTATGACTAAAAATTATTGTGACCGTTGCGGAAAAGAATCTGAGATACAGTGTGCCATTCTTGACCACAGACCGTTTGTAGGCTTCGGACGCGCTGAACTGTGTAATTCGTGCTCGAAAGAGTTGTTTCGGTGGCTTTTTGGTAAGACGGAAAAACTAAACCCCATGGACATCAAAGTATGACTACCCAGGAAGCTGGCCGAAAAGGCGGCAACGCGAACACCGAGGCACAGCAACGGGCCAGGAGCGAGAACGGGAAGAAGTCCAAGGGTAGGCCGAAGGGTGCGAAGAATAAGGAGAGGAAGGCGTGAGAGGGATTAAGTTTCGAGGAAGGTTGATTTCGACCGGAGAATTGGTGTATGGGTTCTTCTATGAACTCTATGGGAAGGCCTACATTCTCAGTCCAGGGGTCATTGATGAACAAGAGGTCGATCCATCCACTGTCGAGCAATTCACCGGACTACGTGACAAAAATGGCCGAGAAGTGTTTGAGGGCGATATTGTCAGACTTATTTCAACGGCTAACGTATATGAGTTTGATACGGGATCTGTTTTTGAGGATGAGGTTTCGTTCCACAATGGACGGTTTTACATCAAGGGATATGCATCGTTTTTTGAGATCGGAAACCGAATGGATTCAACCATCGAAGTCATCGGCAACATTCACGAGCAAAAGCCCGAGGAGGTGCGATAGGGATGGAAGTAAAAATTGACGTATCGGACAAGAACGAAGGAACGGCAGAGCCATGGTGGGTCATTGTAGATCCTAAGCAAATGATGAAGCCTGATCCATATGCCGTCATGATCGGGATGATTACCGGCCCGTTCTTTAGTCGAGAAGAGGCTAACGAAGTTCTCAAGGCCAGAAGCCATCATTACAGCGATAGGGCTGTTGTCTATTGCGCTTCCGGTTGCTACTCAAGTTCGTACAAACGAGCTTATCGGGAAGCAGAAAAGCTGGCAAGGAAGTAACTAATCGCCCCTCTTCGGAGGGGCTTTCTTTTGTCTAGGCAATAAAAAAGGGACTCGGCTGTCAACCGATCCCCCAGCGCCTTGATCCATTGGATCATGCGTATCACTACCATAAAAATACAACATAATCTCAGAACTGTCCAGGCAATAAAAAACCAGCCGTGAAGCTGGTTTAACGTATCCTGATCGGACTCGAACCGATAACCCGCCTGAATTAACGCGGGCCCCATGCAACTTAATCACGGGGGTGTCTGCCAATTCCACCACGCGAACACTTGGACCCTATCGGGATCGAACCGATTCACAGAATCTTGCAAGGATTCGTGCTTGCCGTCAGCAAGGCCCATACGGAAAAGCGGCGATTCGAACGCCAAGGCTTTCGCCTCCATCTGTTTAGCAAACAGCGCCCAAATCCCCTTGGGTTGCATAATCCATTTGACACGTGAGGGAGTCGAACCCTACGGAACGCGAAAGCGCCCGAGATTTACAGTCTCGTCCAGCCCCCTACTGGTATCCCGTGCCATGCCCGGATCGCTCACCGGAATCTCACTTTTGCGACTACCCACATAGCCGAACCCGGATTCGAACCGGACCCCTGAGCGCCCAAGGCCCATGTGCTACCGATACACCAATCCGGCTAAGAACTTAGCCCCCCTGGGAGTCGAACCCAGACTGACCAGATCCTAAATCTGGTGCCTCTGCCATTGGGCTAGAGGGCCGTTAACTCCACTTGGATTCGAACCAAGAACACTGCGATTTTGAGACGCTTGCCTCTGCCAGTTGGGCTATGGAGTCATTCGGAAGACAGAGGAATCGAACCCCTATAGTTTCCCACCCCCTAGTTTTCAAGACTAGTTTCCGTCCATTACAGAGGTGCCTTCCATGACGTAAATCCTACTACGCTAAGTGCTACCCTGTCAAGCTAAAACTGCCCCGGCAAATACCTTTCCGCATACCACCGGTCAAGATCGGCGTTAGCCCCACCATTAGCCCATTCTTCCAGTTCACGCCGGAAATCGTTACCGTCTTTCATGCGTTGGCGAATAATACAAGCGTCGTTTGGATGATCGTATGGTGGGACGTTCTCAAGTAAGTACGGCCCGTTAGCGGCATTCGACGGGCAATTACACCCCCAGTCAATAACGTTGATCCTAACCCAATCGTACCAACCAGACCCCCCGGGGTTGTTCGGCCCGTTGGCCTTAGCAGTCTCCTGCAATCCCCTCCCAAGTTCCGACCGTGCAAGGCGAAGTGCTCGGTAGTCCACTTGCTCCGGCACCCTACGAAGTAGTCGTTTAGAATCCGGCTCAATAACCTCACCCCATCGGTGGATTGTTCCCGGTTTCCCGTCCTTGACGTACTTATTGATATCGGCGGCGATCTTCCCCAAGTCGCGCCCCTGACTGATTGCGGCCCTGACCAGGTTCACGACGTCGTCGCCGAACTCCTTTGAGATATTCGGAACACGGGACCAGAAGACCAGCCCATCGGCGGCAAGTGGCGAGTTTAGCGACCGAGTCACCGTCTCCCGCGCTACCTTGGCGAACATCTTTTCGATACCGTCCCTGGTGACACGACTGGTCAAGTCGCGGAACGCATCGGCTACGAATGCGGTTTCGATTGCCACGTACCCGGAGGCGGCTGTTTCTAGTAGCGCTGGAATCTCGGCCCGCATGGCATCGCCGATGGCCTTGGAACCTTCTAGGATTGCTTGATCTAGGCGGCGCTGAGTGTCGAAAGATAGCTGGTCACCGACTAGCTCACCCTCGCGGATGATGTCGGCGATTGCTTTCGCGGCGGCAGTGTAGGCAACCTTGATCTTTCTACGGGTCGAGTTGGTTAGTTGGGGCCATTGTTTGCGCTCTTTTGCGTAGCGACCCCGATACTCTTCGGCTGTCATTCTGCTTCCATTACGGCCATTTTCGATTCCATGACAACCTTTATACCGTGGTGAGTTCGGTTAGATTTGCACACTGGGCACGATCCATGGTTGCGGCACGTCCTATCAAACCGCTTGCTTTTTCGGTACTCGCGACGATACTCTTTCCCGTGTGCAATGGCCTTGTCTAGGCTCACACCGCCCCCACCATATCAGCGGCATCGGTCAAACTCGCATCCCGGTACTGCTTGAACTTCGCCGCCTCGGAAAGACCAGCTTTCCACTTCTCAAAATCAGGTTCGGTAGTCCTGGGCCAGATTGCAAGGAACCACTTGTGTTTGTCCTCAAGGGCAAGCGAAGCGTTGACGTCGAGTTTAGCGATAGCATCGGCCTGGGCCTGGAGAATCTTGGCCTTGACTTCCTGACTCACCACCTCAATGTCGTTCCACGAGATGTCGAAATCCTGGTCAACCGACAGCATGCCAGCCCCGGCCATGAGGCGTAGACGGGCGGCGAAGTATTCCCGCACCGGGCGGTCAACCTCGGCCTGTTCGTTGTTCACGGTGTTCGCTAGGACAGTCATATCCTGTTCTGCTGAAGCGTGGTTCCCAGTGGTCGAGATACCGAAGGCGATTTCAGGGACCATTACGCCTTCAACGATGTTGATAAAATTGACCTCGGCAAGGATCTTGAAAGACTCCCCCATGCCAGAGGCAAAGGTCATGTCAACCGCTTCGCCTTCCTGCAAAAGAAGCAAGTCGCCCTTTGATACGTCAACTTCTGACAGCGATGTTAGGCCGTTGTTTTTCAGGAACTCCGAGACATTCTTGATCCCGGTAATGAACATCTTGGTATTGAACTTAACCTGGGATTCGTGCCACTTTAGCAAATTGTCATGGTAGTTCTTGAGGTGAGACACCACGCGCATGACAGCCGGATTACCTCGGCACTTTCGACCATCGGAACCCATGGGAAACCATATCGGCATAACGCCGGAGGGGTTCTTCATAGTGCGATTGGCTAGCCCCGGAGGAACGTCCCCCGAGTATTCCACCTTGACCGATTGCGGCGTAAAGTACCGTTTCTTGCGAATGACGCTTTGCCTGTTCTCGCCGGTTTGGATGGTCATTTGTTCATCGGTGATAATCATCTTGACCGATCCGTTATCATGATCCTTGATGATATCGACCACCGAGGCGTTGGGGATAAGCTCGTCAACTATCTTCCCTAATTTGGCGTCATAATTCGGCCACACCCACCCTGTGCCGACCTTGCGGCGATTGGTGAACACTTGGGTCAAGGTCTGGGCGGTTTCCTTGATGAGTAGGTCTAGCATGGCCTGGGACGCTTTATTCTTGGACTTTGACACCGGGATAGGGAGACCCATGAACGCCACGGGGACCGAAACGATAGGGAATACCAGGGCAGAAGCCAGCTTGAACCCCGGCATAGTTCCGTTGTATAGGCCCTCGGCGAAGGCGTCGTCTACGATCCAGCTTTCTGTTTCATCTAGGTTGTTTGGGCGTCTGGACTGCGTTTTCATCGGGTTCGAGCGTTCTTGCTGGTCGGCGGGGATGTTCCAGAGCATTAGAGCAACCCTTCCTTGGCCATTTCCAGAAGGGCTTGCAAGGCTTCCCAGTGTGCCGCGCCTTTGATTTCTCCTGCCATATCCCACGCCTTCTCGGCAATAGATCGGTCAAAGTCAGGGTACATGGAGCAAATATCATCAACCGCTCTTGATCTAATGTACCTACTATTGATAGGCGTGATACCGTTCATTACATTCCTTGACACCGCATTAGCCAGCTCCAGCCCTGTCATTAGCTACCTCCTCGGGAACACGGCCTGGGCCGATGACGGTAGTCTACCAAGTTTGATGGGAATGTAAAAGTAGGCGTCACTTTGCATACATTCTTTCAACGCCGTCTTGAAACGCCACCGGAGGGAGATGATGTGCCACTGTGGGTCCTCCGCGCCATGAGCTTTGGTTAGGTGGCCGACTAGGTACATTATTCAAGATCCTCTCTGGAATATCCACGCTTCCTAAGCCAATGCCAAACTGACAATTGACCCATGATCACACCGACAAGAAGTCCAACCATCAAAACAGTAAGCCATTCCATCACTTCCCCCGCTTCCGTGGCTTAACCAAAGCATTGGCAACGGCCACTTGAATGTTATCGGCGCTATCCTCTACAAACACCGGAACAGGCCCATGTTCTGTTTCCATTGTACCATGAGAAACCTCTTCCCACTTCACGCGACCGATCCAGAGGCCGCCGTCATGCGACTTGAACAGTAGGGGCTTGTTTTGATGGTCAGGATAGAAACGATAGATAGGCTTTCCGAGAACGTCAGGCATGTATTTAAGCTCCCCCACGGTCCCCGCAGGTGCCCACGTGTCGTGAGCCGATTCAAGTAGGCGGACTTTCATTTGATACCATCCTTCAAAGGGTCTTTTACCACAAGTGACAGTCTACCAGTGATGAGAAAAACAAGACGCCTCCACCAGTTCATTGTCATTGTTTCGGCAACGATGGTTACAAACCGATCATTGCTCAGAGTCACATCGCCGGACTCAAGTTTGAGATTCTTGTACTCGTTCGGAGCTTCGGTTTCTTCCCAGACTCCGAGTTCACCAAGGTCTACTTTGTTCATCCCATTACCTCCATCTTCAACCCACTCCACCCAATCATCCTACCATAACTCCCGCCCGAGCGGTTCAACTGCAACACCAGTCCAGCGATACGCGACCACTTGGCAATCGACACCTTATCACCGGCCCGACCATTGGCAGTGAGTTCGGAGTTGACCACCTCGGACTTATCGGCAACCGTGGCAAGGTAGAGAGCTAGGATAGTGGCCCGGTCGTCGTCAGTCTTGGCCTCGGTCAAAAGCCGCTTACACTGCAAACGGTCCTTTGCATGTTCCTTATCAAGTGGCGTCATGTTGTCGAGGACGATTTCCATTTCTAGGATGAACTCTTGCGCTAGTTCGGTGCGGGTCATTTATGCTCTCCAAAATGATCCTTAGTTCGCTCGCAGTAGTAACCCTCAAAGTCATTGAGATTTACCCACCATCCACCTGGTTCGCCGGAATGCTTGAAATCGCACTGGTGTTTGTCAGGATCACCGCTTCCAAAGGTCTTCCATGCAATCCAGTGGTAAATCAGTCTAAGCAATTTCATCACTACCTCCCGGTAAGTTTAGGTTTGTGGGGTTGGTAGCTAGATCCCTAGCCGCTTTTCATTTCTGAGTTCGTCTAGGTCTTCGAGCTCTTCCAGCGTTGCCACCGACAAAGCATTTGTCCAGAAAATGTCTCTATTCCCAACGCGCTCCCCGACATGGTGTCTCCACCGTTGCCAATCGCTCTCGGCCAAGTTGATAAAGTCAATTGATCGCCTGATCCTGTAGTACCATGATCGGTGTTTTGCCCTAAGTCTTGCGGAAAGTTTTTCTTCATAGTCAAGCGGTATACTCACTCCACACACTCCTTCACAATCGGGGCGATTTCGGTTGCGCCATGCTCTTGAATCATCCTAACAATCCTTTCGCGCAATGCACATTCGGCACGAGACGAAAGACTAATCGACCAAGACTTCTTCCAGCCGCTGATCACATTCTTGACGTGCTTCAACTCGGCTTCACTCATCCTTTACAATAGAGGTACGACGCTCTTTTCTATGTGTCAGCTTCTTCGTGTACGGCCCTGGTTGATCAAACATATTCCCAAGTCGTCCGGACATCCACTCAAAACCTACGCCGTGATGGCTTTGTCCATCACGATCAGGGTGCGATGTTGCCATCATGGCACGGGTGCTGTACCGCCGTTTAGTTCTGCTCATCCTTCACCTTCCTCGGCCCTATCAAGGTTCAGATAAGGCAAGACAACTGTGATAGGATTGAAAGGAGGCATTTCTAAGCCATAGAAGCCTGTTGGTATCGGCAGTACACCGACTTCGAAGTCTCCAGCCATAATCACATGGCGTTCGGCCAACTTGTGCGCGACCTCGATAGGCATTTGCTTTCCAAAACCTTTGATGATCTTAGAAATCATTTTTGTGTCTCCTTTGCTTCCTTCCTCGGCCTCCCCCTAGCCATCTTGCCGGCCTTGGGGGGCTTGTTCGCGTTGGCCCTAGACGACTCGGCGCGCTTGGGCGTCACCACCTTGCGATTCTCGGCCAGAACCTCTTCCGGTGTTCGGTACTTTGACAGCTTCATCTTCCTGCTAACCAAAGCACCGCCATCGCGAACACCCTCTACATCGACAGTCTGAAACTCATCAAGAGTGCAGTCTGTTTCAATGTGCCAAACTTCGGTCACGACGGCTTTCACTTTCACTTTCGCTCCAGGTGTTCGAGCTTTTCGGCGGGGGTCATTCGATGTCTACCGCCATATCGGTGGCATCGGTCAAGGCATTCTTGATCATCCTGACCCAGGTATGGGCGTTATCTCTGTTTGGGTTCCATTTTGTCGGTCTAAATGCCATGGTAACCATATCATTAATTGGCCACCCCCTTCTGAGAATGGGAATAGCAAGCCTACTGCCGCCATCACATTTGATCCTTGGAAACGAGGCTTCTTGTTTTTCTGATACCATAAAATATGCGGGACTAGCCGCTGGGAACCCTTCTGGAAGTAGCGTTGATACTGATCCAACAGTGGTATCAAATGTCAGAAGACCATACGAATGCGGGTAATTCGTTAGTTTGACATCAAAACTAAGTTCGCTTAACGATTCTTCTATTGTTTTCATCTCTCGTCTCCTCACTCCCACATACTAAACCTAGTAACGGATGGTGTCAATAGGTTAATCACTTAGAAAGCAACCACTTCAAGGCCAAGGCTTTCATAGAAAGCGGCAAGTCTGGAGAGGTCGGTGCCCGTGCTCTTGGGCTCGGGAACGATCTTGATTGTCATACCGGGGAAGTCTGCTTCGATCTTGGCAATAGCCTGAGCCATCAGGGAACGAGCAACGCCATTTCCTCTGAACTCAGGCTTGACGAAAAGGTTATCGATCTTGACGTACTCAGGGCTGTAGATTTCGTTCCCTTCCTCATCGATGGTTTCGAGGTCAGAGTAAACATCCCAGTCAACGCTTCCGGCTTCGGCCTCAATCAACTTTGTCATTTCGTTTCCCTCACTAAGTACAGTATAAACCTACCGAGAGAATACGTCAATAGGTTTATGCAAAGATTCAACAAAAGAAAAACCCTAGTAAAACTAGGGGTTAAGATGGAACGACAGGACTCGAACCCATACTGCTTCAAAGGCCCGATTTGGGCTCTCCGGGGCGGTCAACGTGTTTTATGTGTCGTCACACGGCCCGGCTAAGTCGCAACCCGCTGCACGTCTACCAATTCCGTCACGTTCCACAATCAATCTAAACCTACAATCAAACATTGTCAATAGCTTTCTTTCACTTCCTCCACCTACTCGCCAGACTCGCCCGGTCCTGCTCGGTGATGATGAGGGGGAGGTTGAACTTGCTAGAATCGGCTAGAAGCATAATCATGGCGTCGATACCGTGATCGTCTCCGTCCTGGAGTTTCGGCAACGGCTTCCCTGTTTTATCCCTGGCCCATGCGTAGGTCGAGAACTCACGTATCAGGTCGGTGTCACCTTCGATAAGGTGAATCTTGAATGACATGGCACGGTTAGCAATGTCCTCTTTGTACCCCTTGTGCTTTGAGACACCCTTTACGCCGCGAAGCCCCCGGCGGTGTAAGTCTTCGATAATGTCGGGTCGGGCCGAGTCAGCTATCACGCTTTCGTGCTCGTCTACCCCGGATTCCTTGAGGGCCTTGAGAAGCATCTCGTTATGGAGCCCGGTCGAGTATACCAGGAGTTTGACCCACATTTCGTCATCCCGAATCCAGACCCGAACGGCGGCAGATGGATCATTGCTGAAACCAAAATCGAGACCGACGCCCATGGAATCGTGAAGTATCCTTTTCGGAACCTCGGGCACGATATCCCAATTGTTGAACACCACGCCCTCGACGCGCACCGACTCGCCCAGCGCCCATAGTTTGTACTTCTGCGGATTGGTAAGTCGGTAGTTTTCGAGAACGCGGATAGACTCGGGGGGGCAAAAGGCATTGTCTTTGTACCACGTCCTAAGGACTAGCGCGTTAGACGGTTCGTTGATTATTGCCTTGGATAGTTCATGCGGAATATTCTGGAATCGCTTCTCATACCAGTAGTCCAGCCCCGGAACCTTTGGCACCGGGTTATGTAGCAGGATGATTCGGCCAGGGTAGTTTGACGGAGACAGCCCGGCGTCTAGGCTGTCAAAATCGTCCTCGGTTAGCTCGTTGGCCTCCTCCAGGACGATGATTGTTGCGCCCTTGAGTGACTTGAGCTTTTCAGGGTCGTCTAGGCCGAAACACCGAACACGGCTCCCGTTGGCAAGACGGATTTCCTTATCGGTTTCGTTGGTCTGAACCGGGATTTCGTTGTCCCGAAAGAACCCTTTGAACTCGGCAAAGATCGAATCTTTTAGGGTAGTGGCCACCTTGCGAACCCCGACGATAAAATGCCCCGGCTCAACCGTGGCAGTAAGCCCGACAATCGCGTCAACGTCGTGACTCTTGCCTGATCGTCGCCCACCGTAGACCTCAAAGTATCTAACGTCCTTTCGGAGTGTCCCATCAGAGCCCAGAAGTTGCTGATACGTTCTATTAAGTTTCACTTTTTCGGATCAACAATTTCTACTGTCATTTTCAGCGGTGCTCCACCGTCTCCGGTCAATTGGGACTTGCTCCCCTCGGTGGCGTCGAGGATAAGGCGCATCATGGCAACCGATGTATTATCACCCTTGGCGATGATCCTAACGGCCACTTCCCCGAGTAGTTTCTCGCCACTCATTTTCCCCATGGATACGCCATCGATTTCGATGTCATGTTCCTGCATTAGCAGATTGGCCATGATCGAAGACACCTTTGCTTTTTCACGGCGGACCTCTCCGGATTTCTTACCGCCAGAGGCCCCCATTTCCTTGAGCTTTTCCGGGCTTCGTTCGGGGTTTGGGATTAAGTTTTTTGGTGTACCGCCTTTCCTTGGCACGTCAATTATCTCCCGTCACTCATGCCACCACCATACCGCGTTTTTTGTGGATTGTCAAAGTGGGGTGTCTACTCATAAACACTTCCCGTCTGTCCAGGCTCATTGGACCCTGTACATTCAAGATTGTGGTCGGTTGCCTTGGGGCACCGTTTGTTTCCGCACTCATGGCAGATAGGGAACTCCATTAGCACTCTCGGAAAAGGAATCATCTTCCAAGTGGTATCAGTCTTGTCTAGGATGGCAAGGCACTTTCGGCAACGGCAGGATTTCAAAGTATGGTGTCCTCTATTGGCATCCAGTGAGTCACCTCATCGTTCCAATGGCAATCCCATCTCGACTTTGTTGGGTCGTGAGAAAAACAGAAATCCGCTCCATCTACACCGGGCCCCATAACCCGAACCAGCTGACAAACCTCGGGAAGTCTGTCTTCCACACTAATCCACTCCATCACATCCCCACCTTAACGCCGAGTCGTTCGAGGGTGTAGTCCAGGATTAGGGAGAGTTGGCAGTAGAGTTTGTAGGCCGTCTTCACGCTTGCATCCTTTGCACCACTTTCTCGGCTGCTCCGAGGGTTGGGTAGCGCTTACCGGAGTCATCGAACATGACACCATAGGTCTGCTTACCGGTCGAGTACGATCCGAGGGAGCCTCGGACGTAGAGTATAACCCCGTGTCGGATATAAACCTTGCACCATTCGCTGATGTCCGTCAACCCAAGAAGCTTGACCCATCCCTCGGCTAGGAGTTTGGCGTCCCAGGGGGTCTTGAAGTTGGGGATAGAGACCTTACGCTCGTCCGAGACCACAAACCTCGGGAGTTCTTTTCCGGTCTGCTTTCGAGCCTTCGTGGTACGGATCTTTGGCACTGGCTTGGAGCATTCCTTACAGACCTTCTTGTGGCCGTAGACTCCTTGGCGGGGAAACTTGTCCAGGGTTTTGGGATCTTGGCACTTCTGACAGGTCCTTAGAGTTGTGCCATCAACCGTGATTTCAGTTTTGGCGCGCGTGGCAGTGCTTTTGGCAAGCCTTGCGGCCTCGACGATACTTTCCCTGGTCTTGGCCTCAGGATGTGTTTTAAGGTACTCCTGGCGACGTTTGGCACGATATGCCGCCATGGCGACGGGGTCGGTCTGTCGGGCAACGCGCTTCTTCGCATCCCGGGCGGATTGTTGGGCGGCAAGTTTGGCTTTGTTCTTGGCCTTGTAGTCGTCGAGGTAGGCTTTTGAGGGGGTGCTCATACTCTCTCCACCCGATAGCACCCATAGTCCACATGAGCGCCTGACTTTAATCCGACAAAGACATCTTGGGCTTCTTCCATTGCGTGAGCCTTCGCGGCCTCGTTACCGGCTTTCCAGGAGACCCTGAGGGTCAGGGTTAGTTCGATTGTTTCGTGGTCGTAGTAGTCTGGTTTCATACGATAACTCCCCATTCCGAGGTTGACCAATTAGTGTAACCGGCCCTTGACGCCTCTACTTCTGCTTTGCTGGTGTCGCCAAAAACTCCGACGACGGACCAAGTTCCCCGGGAGTCGCATACGTGTAGTAGGGTGACGGTCATCGTTCCACCAAACTTTCGCGCCAGTCTCCGGGAAATGGTATATCGAAAAGTTCAACAATCTCTTCACAATCCACACCGTTGAACCAGTACGTATCAGCGGGATGGCAATCTGGCTTGTTTCCGAAAGCATACCATGTCCCGTCTTCGTCCATTGCGGCCCACTTGTTTGCAGGGTGCATCAACGCCAGCACGGCGCGGACTTTGGATTTGCAGAGTTCTTCGGAGGTCATTCAAACACCTCAATCAAGAAAGTAACCTTCACATGGTCCTTTTCGTTTTTGATCAGTTCATCAAAGATTGTGCTTTCAAGTTGGTCTTTCAATGCCGTGATTGCCATATCTTTGTTAAATGGGTTGCTGACAATATATTCTTGTTTCAAAATGTTCACTTCTCCAGCTCCCTTAGCATGGCGTCGGACCTTGCTTCTTTTCTTTTCTTCCTATACTTCCTTTGATATTCATTAAATGTATCCTTATTTTCCTTTCTCCACTTTTCAGTCCTTATATTCGAGCACTCTTTGCACATAGCCATTCGGTTTTCCCATCTAGTATCATTAGATTTATAAAAGCTACCAATATGAAGCGTCTTCTTGCACGCATAGCACACTCTATGATCAATTGGTAACTCATAGAATGAGTCTCCATGAAACGAGGCATGTCTTACGTTACAAGCAAGGCAAATTAGACATAACGATCCATCTCTATTATGTTGAAGTGTCATTACCGTTGACGCTCCGTCCTTCTTTCTCCAGTTCATTTTCCTTCTGCAATATGGGCAAACCATATCATCTGGTACGTTTGCCTCAAGCCAAGAATGATCAGGAACAATCTTACCGCATGCCTTTGCCTTGGCGCGCATAGACCCAAATCTATAATGCTTTTCGCATAGCCATATATGACCCTGCTTGATAACGCTTTCTTTGTCACATCTTGAACATTTCATGTTGCGATGGTATCATACCATGGATTACTTTGTCAACGCCGGTCCGCTTGTGTCTTTCATATCTTACCATCCTTTGACCATTCCTCGTAGGCGGTCATCATCATTCCGTCAAGGCGCAATCCGGTTGATTCTTCAAGGGCTTTAATCTTTTTAGCCTCCTCGGTTTCGAGGAACTCTTTTAGGTCTTTCATTTCACACCAACCTATAAACCGTGTTCTTGGTTTCCGCGACTCCGGCAACGAAGTCGATTCGTTCAAGCATGGAAGTCCTGACAACTTCACCGTCAGGAAATCGGTCATCGTTCAATACGATGCCGAGAAGGATATACCAGTCGCCCCGGTCTTCGATCTTCCAGTTTGTCAGCGTTGATTGTCGTTTCATTCCATGCTCCTTAGTTTGGCGAGGGCGTTCTCGCAAGTATTACGGTCCTCGTAGGTATTGCACCGGTAGATTACGCCGTTCAACGCCTCCACCGCAACCTCCAGCCGTGCGTTTACCTTGGCGAGTTCGGCGGCGTGGTCGCTAGTTTGCATAAACTCAACGTCTTCCTTGGTTGTTCTTTTTTCGGTCACTCCGTTGTTGTGGTAAAAAAGCTTTTTAGGAATCACTCCAACCCTCCGATCAGCTTGGAGAGTTGGCAGTCGTCTTTGTGCTTTCCATCCGTTTGCGGCTTATAGACTCGGCACTCCGGGCAATAATCCCAGCAGATGTCATCATCGTCAATGCTTTCTAGCACCCACTCATGCTTCCTCAACATAGCCACCAGCTCACGATTGCGAGCTTCGAGTTGACGGGCGTGGTCAAGGAGTTGATTGACAGCCTCTCGACAGTGATGCCCTTTAATCATTGGCATCCATTGCGTTTGAAAGTTTTCCGTGATACTCACGCTTCAACCTTCGTATCGATCCCCAAGTCCCTGGCCATGGCTTCGAGGGTGGGGCGGGAGAACTTATCATATGGCTTTTTCAGATGGTCCAACATGGCTCCAGTAAGCTCATCTTCAGTCATTGGACGAGTGGTGACTTTTGGCTTCAACTCATCCAAGTAAGCCTTAATCACCGGATAAACAATCCCCTGCTTGCAGTTATTCCACTGTTCCCCGTTGAGCCTGATCCCAATTTTCTTTGCCGACTCGATGAATGACCATGACGCTTCGTTCAACGGGTCACCGCTACGGTCAATCTCAAAATGCGTCTTCTTCACCTCCGCCACCGCTTCCGCAACGCACTCGGCGGTGTGGACCTCTATTGTGTCCCAACCAATGCTCCCAAACTCGTTAATCCATTTTTCTCTCGTCAACTTACTCACACGTTCCCCCTATTCCGCTAGGGATTCAAATACACTGCACGGCCATTCGAGTAACCGCGCTGAAACCAGCGCCACAGATTATTGACGGTTCCGTCCTGGTAGTAATTACCACGGGACCATAGCGCCTTATCTTCACGATCCAACCGCCCTTCTTTACACTCACGTTCAAAGCTGGCCATCATGTCGATAAGTTCCTGACTACCGATTGTCATCACATCACCCCTTCCGCTTCTTGGCCTCTCGGGCTTTGCGTAGATTCTCGGCGGCGGCTTTACGCTTTGCCTCCGACTTTGACTGTCCAGCCTTGCGCTGGTGTTCCGTAAACTTGTCTTTGGTTTCGTTTTCCATGTTTTAGAGCTTATAACAACCGGTTATAGTTGTCAAGGGGAAGTTTTGAAACAAGACAGACTTCGGGAATTGCGGACGGACATTTCGGACATTCCCTATAGGGGGAATGTCCTGTCTGTCCGTTCTTTCCGCCATTTTCGGACATATGGGACATTTCGGACATTTTAAAAATGTCCTTTTTGTCTCGACATTTTGGAGATTTATTAGGTAGCATTTTTAGTGCTTTTTCGCATAGCCGAGGCTCGAATGTTCATAGCGGACCCCATTACAGGATCGGTTACAACCCACCCATTGCCTCTCGGCTGGATAGTCCCGGCAATAATCAGCGACCCAATAAACCTTCCCTCGCCCTCGGAAATGAACTTCATTGCCGGACTCCCTCGCTTATCCTCTTTCTTGTCTAGGTAGTCCAGGAGTGAGGATCTTGTGATATATGGGAGGCCGTCTAGCGTGTCCATTCCGCTAAACTCAAAAGCAGAGTTTAGGATTCTGTGCCTTTCCCTAGTTGTCTTATCGACCTTTACGGCCTTCTCGCCACTCGATTCAATAGCAACGCATGTTGTCACTTCCGAGCCAAACTTAGATATTCCCATTTGTACAACAGACAATTCAAAAACAATCTCGTCACCTTTTGACGCTAATTCACGTTGTTTCGTAACCTTGGCAAATCGCAACCCATCAGACTCTTCAACCTCAATTTCCGTGTCGATATGAGCCCTAATCCCTGACCACCCTCGCGCGCCTCTAGCCTGATCTTTTCCACTATGGTGGATAATTACAACTGCCGAACCGGTATGTTCGGCGACAAGAGAAAACCTTTCCATGACAGGTCCCATATCCTCTCCGCTATTCTCGTTTGCACCGGCAGACATTCTTGCTAAGGTGTCGGCTATAATCATTCTAACCGGCAATTTCTTTGCAAGTGAAACCTGTTCAACCAACCTAATTACATCAGAAGCGTCGGTAGGTCCGGAGTAAAAATTGAGTGGTACCGGGACGAGAATTAGTTTAGAAAGCGTTGTGTTATGAAACCTCTTAATAGCTTGCATACGGGCTCGAATCGACCCAGGAGCCTCGGTTGCAAGGTAAATAACTAACCCCCCGTCAACCTGTCTTGAATAGCAGGAAACACCCTCGGAAACGGCATATCCTAGCGACAATGCGAAGAAAGTTTTACCAGAGTTGGAATCACCGTAAATCACCGTTTGGGCTTTGGCAACAATCAAGCCCTGGACCACCTCGTCCGGGGCCTTGTATTCCTCACCTAGATCATCGCCATAGACAGCCTTTAGTTTTGCAACCATGTCTAGAGACGGGGTCAATAAAGCAATTAGATCCCCACCGTTTGCACGGTAATCGTTCGCGTCTCCCGACCCCGGCTCTCCGGGTGGCATAACGACAGATGCCCCATGAGCCCTTGCCGCAATGTCAGCATGGTGCTTCCCTGGGTATACCCCCTGTTTTATGTCTAGCTTGTCATTGTCTGCAACTATCACTAAATCGCAAGCGGGATATTTACTTCTAATGATCCCGGCTACGGGCTCAAGGTTGCCGGATGAGTATGCAATAATGACAGCAGTTCCGGTTACTTCATGGATTGTTGCCCCGGTTGCGTACCCCTCGGCAAGATAGATTCTTCCCGAAGTATAGACACCAAGCTGACAAAATGCGCCCTTTGTTGCGCCACCCGGATGATACAACTTTTTGCCATCTGGCGCGATGTATTGAACTGTTGACAGGTCCCCGTTTTCGTCAAAAAGCGGAAGCATTAACCGACCGTCTGGGGCAAGTCTTGCGATATGGGCAGAAACTCCTTTTTGCTTTAGGTAAGGATAGTCGGCGGACGCGCCAGAAGCGGAATCCCAAATTGATTGACACGTTTCGGCGGCACGTTCGTTTTTCAGCCGTCTTTCCTCGGCATGCCTTCTCTTACTGTCGGCCATCCTTTGAGCATTCTGCATTTGCTCGACAGGCGTCATAGTTCGGCCAATGTTGGCCACAAAGTTGACCGACTGAACGCCGGACCAGTCGCCGAATGCCCCGGCAGGAATGTTGTCACCGTAGACACAATACCAGCCGTTATCGTCCTTTCCATGTGGCGAGGTCGAGAATCTATGAATCTGACCGTCTATTACTAGATGCGAAGGAGGCTCAATCCCAGCCCCTCGCATGGCCGTTGCGAGTTGCGATTCTACCGGCTCTGGTGTCTGGACGTAATCAGAGAGGAACGGCGTTAGGTTGCCCATTTTGTTCCTTTTTGAGATACGCCTCAAGAGCGTTGACGGTATCCATTGTCGGGTTCCGGTTCTTTCCCGTGACAATGTTCCTTAACGTTTGATAGCTTAATCCAGTAACCGAAGCGACCCGATAGAGCCGTCTATCCTTCAGTTCTTCGACGATTTCCTCTATTTTCATATTGACAGCCTATAATATATTTGATAAGGTGTCTATAGGAATCGAAACGAAATCGAACCGATTCCAGCGAATGACCGCAAGGCTTCGCAAAGGAGTATTATGGCAGTCACCCTCAAAAGTACCAAGGGCGGCGGTACTGACGGCGTCAAGATTCTGTGTTACGGGGAGAGTGGTGCAGGGAAGACCTTGGCCATCCGAACGCTTCCGAATCCGTTGATTCTCTCGACGGAAAAGGGGCTTCTCTCTCTTTCTGACTTTGAACTCCCTTATGAGGCGATTGACAACATCGACAAGTTGGACGAAATGTACGACTTCATTGTCAATGATCCTGTCGGGAAATCTTTCGAGTCGATTGCCCTAGACTCGATTACTGACATTGCCGAGGTGTGCCTTAACGCCGAGAAAAAGAAGTCTGCGGACGGTCGGGCGGCGTATGGCAACATGGCCGACGTTATCGCCGAACGTATCCGAAAGTTCCGAGACCTCCCTGGGAGAAACATCTACTTTTCTGCCCAGCTAGACAAGGTCCAGGATGAAAAGGGGCGGATGCTTTACGGGCCGTCGATGCCCGGCAAAACGCTGACTCAGTCACTTCCATTTTTCTTTGACATTGTTCTGGCCCTCCGTGCGGAACTTAACGAAGGGCAAATCGTCCGCATGTTTCAGACTCAGACCGACGGACTTTGGCAAGCGAAAAACCGAGGCGGACGGCTGGAAATGTGGGAACAGCCCGACCTCGGGGAAATCATTCGCAAGGTTAAGGGGGTGGCGGTATGAAGTTCTACGAAGTTAGTGACGGCCTAGTCGCCCGTGAGAACTTGACCTGGGTCGGGCCCGTGACCGCCGTCAAGAAATCAAGCGGAAAGGGTAAGGATCTTATCAAAACAACGGTTTTCAACTTCTATATGAAGTCTGGTTTCCAAGTCTTCAAAACCAATGATTTCGACTCGGAGCCTTCCGCCGTAAAGTTTCTTCAAGCGATCCTTGATGGGGAGGAATCATGACCAACCTCCCCTCCGAATGGCTAGCCGCCAAAGAAGCCGAGGCTAAGGCCGTCGAAACTCGTCGCCAGTTGGAAGATCAAATGGCTTCGCTCTTTGGCTTTGATCCTAACTCCGAAGGGACCACCACCTTTGAGCATGATGGGCACGTGGTCAAGATCGTTGGCCGGATGAACCGAAAGGTTGATAGCGCGATGCCCTGCAAGACCTTGCCCGAGAAAATGGCCTTGAGACTTTCCTGCAAACTCTCTTCAAGTGGGAGGCCGACGTTAAGTTGACGGCATGGAAAGCTACGGCCCCGGAGATTACTGACAAGTTGTCAGGGGCAATCACCACGAAACCGGGAAGGCCTTCGTTTAGCATTACTGTAAAGTCTGTTGATGCAGATTCGACCAAAAAGGAGGCCAACTAATGGCTAGTTTGAATATTTCTCGTGACGATCTCCCCGAATCCCAGGGCTACGACCCGGTGCCGGACGGGTGGTACAACGCGCAAATCAAGGGGGCGGAGTTGAAGCCCACTAAAGCGAACGACGGCCAATACATCGCGGTCCAGTACTCGATTACGGGTCCGACTCACGCCGGGCGGGTGATCTTCGGGAACTTGAACATCAAGAATAAGAATCCCGAGGCTGAGCGAATTGGGCTCCAGCAACTCGGCGAGGTCATGGGGTCTATCGGGATTGCAAAGATTCAGGACACGGACCAACTCATCGGTGGCGTCCTACAAATCAAAGTTGCCTTGAGCAAAAAGCAGGAAGGTTTCGACCAGCGCAACGAAGTTCGAGGGTTCAAGGCCATCGAAGGAAGCGCCCCGCCGTTGCCTCGTTCGCAGGGCGTTGCGCCCGTTGCCAGCGGTATTCCTGCGCCGCCTTGGGCTAAACCGTCCACGTAATCCCTTGGGAGGGCGTTCCTGGACGTAAACCAGGTGGTGAGCCTTGGTCCATTTTCGTTTCCTTAGGAGCATAGATGAAACTTCCAGACAATCTTCTAAACCCGCTTGTCGCTAAAATTGACGCCTATCACGAATCCCAGGCGGAACCGCCCCGTCCCCACATGGGTATTTCTACCCTCGGTTACACGTGTGACCGGCGCTTGTGGCTTGGATTTCGATGGGCAGTCATACAAAAGTTCCCTGGCAGGATTCTCCGGCTTTTTCGCAGGGGACACAACGAGGAACCTACCATGGCCCAAGACTTGCGGAACGCTGGTCTTGACCTTCGTTTCACAGGATGGGATCAAAAGCGTGTAGATTTTGGCTCTCACGTCTCCGGCTCGATGGACGGGGTTATCGTATCCGGCGTGCCAGAGGCTCCCGAGAAAGTTCATATCTGGGAAAATAAATCACACGGCGAGAAGTCTTTCCGGTCGGTGGAAAAGGATGGCGTCGAGAAATCCAAACCGGAACACTATGCCCAGGCCCAAGGATACATGCTAGGAACTTTCGATCCTAAGTTCATCGAAGAGAACGGTTTCGGAAAGATTGACCGATTACTTTACACCGCCGTCAACAAAAACACCGACGACATCTACACCGAACGCATCAGGCTCGACAAACCAAAGGCCGAGGCGATCATTGAACGTGGCAAGCGGATTGCAACCGCCGACCGATTGCCGCCGCCAATTAGTACCGATTCGTCGTGGTATGAATGTAAAATGTGTCCTATGCACAACTTCTGCCACGTGTCGAAAACCACCAAGGAAATAAACTGCCGAACTTGCTCGCATAGTACGGCTGAAGCTGATGGAACTTGGTCCTGTGTGCTCCATGGTAAAAACATCCCCGTCGATTTCCAGCGCGTCGGCTGTCGGTCGCATGTCTTGCACCCTGACCTAGTGCCGTGGAAGATGCTCGACGGTGTTGGGAACTCGGCAAGGTACGAAAAGGACGGCGTGGTTATCGTCAACGGCGAGGATGGGGTTGATTCCAGGGAGTTGGTAGGGCCTAGTGATATTGTGAAAGTAAAAGGCGAACAGTCTGTAGAGGAAGTCATTGAATGGCCGTTGAAACAAGTCTAGCGTTCACCTCGACGCTTAGCCCGCGCCCATACCAATCCAAGGCCGTGGAAATGACCTGGGATTGGTTAAGGAATAACCAGGGCCACCCATGCCTCGTCCTTCCGACTGGCGCTGGCAAATCGATCATTATCGCCATGCTTTGCAAGGAAGCTATCCAGAGTTGGCCCGGAACCAAGATTCTCATGCTAACGCACGTGCAGGAACTTATCGCCCAGAACGCCGAGAAGGTGAGACTGGTATGGCCTAATGCGCCCCTGGGAATCTTCTCATCAGGACTTGGCCGAAAGGAAATTGACGCTATCACCTTTGGCGGTATTCAGTCGCTACGTGGTAAGGCTTCAATGCTAGGCCATATTGACCTAGTCATCGTTGACGAGGCTCACACGATTTCTCACAAAGACGAGGGCGGTTATAGGGAACTCCTCAAGGCCCTTGGGGAAATCAATCCTTCGATTCGGATCATCGGGCTAACGGCTTCTCCGTATCGCCTCGGACACGGACTTATCACAGAAGCCCCGGCTATTTTTGACGCACTGCTAGAGCCGGTGACAATCGAGGAATTGCAGAACGCCGGGTTTCTAACCCAGCTTCGATCTAAGGTGACATCAGCTCAACTCGACACTAACGGGGTCCATAAGCGAGGCGGCGACTTTATTGAGTCGGAACTCCAGGCGCACGTAGACACGGAACCTCATAACGTCGCGATTGTAGAGGAAGTCATTGCGCGGGCCGGAACTCGCCGGTCATGGCTTTTCTTTTGCGCCGGCGTCAAACACGCCGAACACGTCAGGGACGCCTTGAGAGTTCGCGGAATTAGTGCCGAGACCGTCACCGGGGAAACGCCGAACGGTGAGCGGGCAAGGATTCTCGCAGACTACAAAGTCTGTCGAATCACGGCGCTAGTAAGCGTTCAGGCTCTTACAACTGGTTTCGACGCACCGAACACCGACCTAATAGCGCTACTTCGGCCAACCGAGAGCCCTGGCCTTTTCCTGCAAATGGTGGGCCGCGGGTTCCGGGTAAAGGCTCATACCGACCATTGCCTCATTCTCGACTTTGCCGGAGTCATCGCAAGGCACGGGCCGATTACCGCCCTCAAGATCCCCACAAAATACGGTGAGATTGACGGTATCCCACCGTCAAAATCCTGCCCCGAGTGCGGGGAGATTGTGGCCACAGCGACAAGGATTTGCCCCGGGTGCGGGTTCAACTTCCCCCCGCCACAAAAAGAACAGCTAGTGCTAAGAAACGACGATATCATGGGGCGCGAACCATCAGAAATGGTCGTAACATCGTGGACCTGGACGGTTGCAAAGTCCAAGAAAAGCGAACTCCCTATGATTGTCGTCAGTTATTACGGCAGGGTGACAGAAGTTTTGAAAGAGTATCTTTGCCTATGGCATGACGGTTTTGCGGCACAAAAGGCCTCGGCAAGACTACGGGAGCTTTCGAAAGGTTGCAACGTACCTTGGGACGAACTTCAAGGCGACGATGCAACCGAACGAATGGAACGGGCCTACCCGCCGACAAAGGTGCTTTTCAAGATGGAAGGAAAGTATCCGCGCATTGTAGGGCAGGAGTGGGCGAATGAAAAAGTGGAGGAGGATGCGCCTTTTTAATGGGGGCTAAATTATGAACCGACCAGAAGACAAAATCCAGTATCAAATCGTGAAATGGTTGCAAGGTGAAGGCTATTGGTTCTACTCGGTCCCGAACGAGGGGGCTGGAGGGAACGTGTCACGAATCACGCACCTAATTTCCCTGGGCATGAGGAAGGGCACGGCGGACTTGGTGGTCTGTCTTCACGGTGGAATTGGGGTCTACCTGGAAGTAAAGGACCCAATCAAGGGAACTCAAAAGAAAGAACAGAAATTGTTCCAGTCAAAACTTGAGGAACGTGACTTTGAGTACCACGTCGTTTATTCCGTTGAAGATGTAAGAGGAGCCCTCAATGGCCGAAAGTAAACTTCCCGCCGATATCGAGAAACACCTCTCCGAACTCCGCGCCCAAGGCCGACGCCTGACACGCTTCGATTCCCTGGCAAAGTCCCACGGTATGACCGAGGACGAAGCCAAGGCCGTGCTTAACGCTTTTCGGGAGAAGTATGGGGAGAGGGTGCGAGGGGACCATATTGCCGACGCCGGGAAAATGGTTGAGGAGAAGTCCAAGAAGAAATGGCATGAGGTTGCGGCAGATGTCGCCGACTGGATGGTGGATAGCGGGACGGTATTGACCGCTGTGATTATCGACCTCGTTCTCTCTGGCATCTGCCTTTTCATCATGGGGCCTTCCGCTCTAGAGAAAGTCGCTTTCGTCGCCATCGCGTTCATCATCGTACTTTTTGGGCTCAGGGCTTTGATCCGGGGGAGAATGCGCCTATGGCTCATGTGTGCCATCCTAGCGGGGTTCCTAGACACCTCTTTCGTCCTGGTTGGAATTGACTACCAAACCAACCGAACGGCGGCAGACCGACAGCTTGAGGTACTAGAGACGGCAGAGCTAAACGCCTCAAGCTACCTTGAGGAATTGAAGGCGAAGCAACTTGAGAAAGGTGAGGGATACAAGGGGCAGATAGAGGGCCAGCAAGCCGTATTTGACGCCGCTTCGGTAAAGGCTAGTGAATACCGCACCCTGGTAGCATCGAAGCCGCAGGAGGCCCCTACAATCAAGGCATATGACATATTCCTTGCAATACCACGGGCACTTATTGGTCACTGGGTTGTACTCGGGCCCGAGATTGCTATGCTCATCGCGTTGGTGATGTTTGGTTGTATCTTTTGGGTACTCCAGGAGACGCTTTATACTACGGTGAGGAGAGAGAAATGAGCGTCAGGCTTTGGAATGAGTGGGTGGAGTTAGACTAACGAACACGGCCACCGGTGGAGGTAGCCAAAATAAAACCCCGTTCCAGTCAACGAAAGGAGCGGGGCAAAAGTGACCGTCTATCCGGTCTGCCATGGGCAAACACTACCTACTCCCATCCGTATCGGGCTAACGATCCCGGCGATTGTTGCGCATTATTAAGAGGCGTTCGCGTCTTTCGATCCGCTGGCCTAGCGGCTATTGGTTGTGGCCTTTTTGTACTACGGTGTCCATCTCGTCGCACCGGACGCCCCTCCCGGAGATTAGATTTCCCTATACCACTTGTGCTTGATGGACTCTTTCACGATGTCCTCATCGAACTCAAGTTCACTGAACTTCATGACGGAACTACCGGCAGGAATCTTTCCAACGGAAAGCACAAGACTGTTTGTCTGGTTTGCACTCCTGACAATTGCGGCATTGTGCTTTTCAAGCAACTGGTATAACTCTTCAAGAAACTCGTCCATACTCTCCCTTTCCCCCGGAAACCGCCGGGGGTCGGATTAACGCGATACCATAACGTCAGCGTCAGGATTTTCTTTACAGGCTTCAAGGTACTTTTCAACCCACGGGACAAAATGAACGTATCTTCCCCATCCGTTCGGCGAGTCGAAAGTCTTGAAGTGCTCAGGTCTAGCCTTGAGCCTTTCTAACCCTTTTTCGAGCATGGTAATGAGTTGGCCAGCTTTTACAAATCCCATTTCCTCAGGTCTCCACAGTGGCATATACAAAACGGCCTCCTCGGCCATCCTTGCAAGATTGTGAGTAATGTTAGCCTCATACACCTCTGTAGGTTTCGTCACCATCAAGTAAACGTCGAGACTCACGACTTCACCGTGATGGTTTCGGCGAGGAAGGCCATAGCATTGGCCACATTGTCGGCGATCTTCTTGAGATTGATAGCCTTATGGTCCTGCAAGTAGTATCCAAGATCGCCGAGGTTTGCAGAAAGGTCACGAAGCAAGTTCCTAGCCCTCGCCAACTTCTCTTCCTTCGCGTCAATGATCGCCAGAAGCTCATCCTTGCTTTTTCCGTTGGGGTATGGGTCGAGTCGGTAGCCCTTGTCATAGAGGTGCTTGGCCAACCCCTGCACAGAGCCCCATGCAAGGATCTCGTCTTCCATGTAGTCGATGGCGGTGCTTTGGTCCATTACGTCCACCCTCCCGATTCCTTCAGTTCCTTAGCAACTGCCTCCCAGTTCTCAGGGAGCTTGGCCTCAAGGATCTCCATCCCCATGTCAAAAGCAACCTGAGCCATCGCGGCACGGCGACGAATACCCCGAAGGTGGGCATGAACAAGCATTTGATCCTCTTGAATCTGCGTTGCGCGGTCACCGGTTTGTTTTGTCTTCATCGGTATCTCCTTGAAGTTATTGTCTATCGTAACTTCAATGTTGTCAAGAATTACTTGACACGTTTCCCCATCCCCATCAAAGCCATCACGGCAACGGATGCGCACAGGGCTAAGAATGCCCCGGAGAAGAAGCAAATGAGAAGAAGGTCTAGCATATTTTTGGCCCTCCTTGGGCCTTGGTTAGTCGCTTGGCAATCTCCATGATGAGCGGATAGTCATGTGGTGCTCCGCAATCGATGAATGCTTGCTCTACTATTCGTAGGTAGTCGGTTTTCACGGCATCAGACTTGTCCACAAACCGTGCCCCCTTGCACGTGGGGCACTGATCAATCTGATCCGTGTCAACGCCAGTACCTCCGCAATGGGGACACTTTCCCTTTGTCAGCGCGTCAGCTTTGGCGCGGGCCTCGCGGGCGACTTGACGAAGTTCGTACTCCTCGAACATATCCTGATCGGCAATGGCATCAATCCCCTCGCGCAGGATCTTCTCTGATTCGGTCATTCCCAACTCCTTACCAATCTGGATGAGGCCTTAATGGCTTTCCAGTCATAGCAATGACCGGCATTAATATAACCTTCGCACCAGTAAATCCGTTTGCACCGTCGCCTATTCCCTTTCTTTATGCTCATCACTCCCTCCCCACAGTCACTGGCGCCCCGCCCCATTCCCTCGCGTCGTCCAGTGCCCGCTCGTAGGTGGCGTACCGGTTGGCGTCGTCTCGGAATCGTGGTCCACTCGGTCTTCAAACGCCATGTGCCACGGTAGGGGACTGCCCTAGTGTCCAGATACTCATAGCCTCGCTCGACGATGTATCGGGGATGGATCGTGTCAACCTCGGGATTTTTGAGGGCTACGAGCAGCAGGATGGCTACGGCGGATAGTGCGTATAGGCAGAGGCGTTGGAGGGTGGTCATGATCGTAGGTTCCATGCTTTTTTAGCCTCTTCTTTGGCAGACCTAGCCGCCCCATTTGCACCCTTATGTTCGGCCTTATTTCCTGACCTGGTGACTCGAAGTCCACAACTGGTACACCTAACAGTCGCAGGAAGATACAAAGCCTCATCTGGATCATGCCAATCCTGCAAAAGCACCTTGTACTGTCGTCCTACTTCGACAACGGCAACACCTCCGCAACATGGGCACGGAGAAACTTCACTCATGTATTTCGTAAGAGGGCCGTTGAAATCATTCACGGCTTGGCCTCATAGAGATCTATAAGGAGGTCATTTATCATTTTTTGCAGACTCGCGGGGTTGTTAGTCCCCCATCGAGTAAATTCATCGAGGATATCGGCGGCTTGATCAACAGAAATACTTGGGAAGGAAATAGTAGGAGAGCCGCCAATAGCCTTGGCTAAAAGGAATCCTCCGAGAATGCTTTGGGGATTCTTGAGGTGCTCCATGATGTTGTGTATCAGTTCCTCGTTGATCAGTCGCCCCATCACCCTCTCCCGGTCCTGAGTTGTCAAGGAATCCTTGACAGGTGGTTCAGGGGTGGTTGGGGGTGGGATGGCTTTACCTGTACCGCCGCAGATGCAACAAACCCCGATGTCCTGGTGACCCCCGCACTCTTTGCACGCCTCACCATCCAACTGCTTCTGGTATCCGTGGTATCGCCGTTCTGCCGCCTCCGCAACTAGGTGCTGATCTGATTGCCACATCGTGCCCTTTGTAGAATGATACTCCCACCACTTAGCTCCGTAGATAAAGGCTAGGCGAAGGTCTTGACCGAGCTGTTCCTTTGTATGCCACGCTGGGGCTTGAACGGCAGATTTCTCGGCTTCAGCGATGAGCGCACGGAGTCGGACCCCTTCGTCGATGTCGGACTGAGGGGCTCTAACCCCGTGAAGGTGCATAAAGATTGCCCCGTTTCCGCAAGCTTCTTCTAACAGTTTGATGTAGGCCTTTTGAGCCTCGACCAGTTTCCCATTCATCTCTTTTCTCCTTCCTGATACCGTTTCCGGTTAGCTTCCTCGTCCAAAGTGCAGTCGTACAGCTCCTCAATGGGATAGGTCCCCAAGTCCCCGCGAGAGTGGCACCTGACACACCACTTGCCGGTAGCGTCCACCGTGAGATTGGTCCGGCAGTAGGGACAGGCGCCCAGAGTAGGCAGTTCCCGGGGCTTGTCGTCCAGTGGGAGTTGGCGGTCGTAGGCTTGCTGGTCGCGCTGGAATAATGTCATTTGTGACCTTCGATCAGTGCGACGACATCGGAAAGCTTGACCATCGGCTCCGTCCAATCACAGTCCCAGTCCTCTAGCGTGCGAACATCTAGCACTGTCAGGTCTACCCCGTGCGATGGGGTGGGGAGAGATCGATCCGAAACGAGTTTAAAGACTCTATTAACCAGAAGATCGACGTTGAAACTCCCTTCCCAAAACATATTCTCGATACCAGTAAATCCCAAATGGTGAGACACAGCGGAAAGAATCTCTTCCCGGCTCACCCCACTCCCGGCTCGGTGGAAGCCCATGGAGAGGAGGCGGTCCCTCAAGTCCTCTAGAGTCGAGTTGATAGCCCCACTACCCGGAAAATGGTGCTGGAACCACTCATTCATCCCTACCGTCATCGCTTCCCGGTCGGTCTGTCGGTTGGTCATTTCACTTCCTCCAATTGTCCATTGAGCAATACGTTCTTGATCCGGTATTTCTTCCCAGTTAGAAGTTCAAGTGCCTCCGCGATCCTAGCATGAGTGCCAAGCCCTGGGTACACCATACCTGAGGCCTCCTCAAGCAAAACTACGGCCTTTCGGATGTCTAGCGCCAGTTCGGGCGGATCTGCTGGATTTTTGCGTTGGCCCATCACTAACTCCTCTCGGCGTCTCGCGCCAGCTTTTCTTTCACCGCTGCCCGTACCCAAGACGGGTCAATCTTGCCGTTTGCGTTGCGCGGAAGGCTTTCGTGGTCCTCCGGGTCGATCTTGACGGACAGGAGGCGCTTTGCTTTTGCAGAGGTGCCCGTTGCCGGGCGGCCTCGCTTTTTCGATACTTCGCTCATGGTTCCTCCAAGGGAACGTCCCCCCGAAGAGGGACTTGTTGTTACTTCTGACCTTTCCAAACCTCGTAATCGGTCCAGGTCTCGAAAAACATCCATCCTCCTCTGACCTTTTTGCAGACCGTCCAGGAACCGGTGAAGTTTTTGATCGCTTCTTTCCTGGTCTTGGCCTCAACAAACTTGGTCATCTTAGTACCCCATTCCCTTGGCCATGGTATCCTGATGGGCACAAACGGCGTCAACTTCGGCATGCTGTTTAGCAAGAGCAATGTCTTCAGCGGAAAACCCGTGACTATTTTTTGCGGCCAAGGCCAAGGCCTTAACAGCTTCCCGATTATTGGGACCAATAAAAAGGTTAATCTCGTGTGAATCAAATGACTTGAGGACCTTTCCATCCTTGGTCAAAACAACCTGGGAGGCCACATCACTTCCTCCGTTTATCGTCCTGGTCTCGATTGTCACGCTGATTCCGTTGATTTCCATCTTGTACTCCTTAGTGGCTCTCACCACTAAATATAGTTTACCACGAATCAACTAAGCTGTCAACATTATTCGTAAACTATTTTTGCGTGGCGGAGAGCATGGTTTCAGCGTACAGTTCAGCGATGGTGCGGCCTTTGAGTAGTTCTCCGAGTAGCGCGTCCTTTGCATTGCCACGATAGACACGAGCTTCAGGCTTCGCAGACCACCATATTTTCCACGCCTCCGCCATCTCCTCGGGGGTCATCTTTTGCGGCTGGGGACGGGAAAACGTTGCTATGATTCCAAGCTCCTGGGTGGCATGGTTCCACTCTCGGACAAACCGGACTTCGACGGCGGTTGCGTTTTCCGGCCAGTCTTTCGGATCGGGAATCTCAATCTCCGGTTTGGCGACAATTTGGGTGTGGAGGTCGTTAATTACACCCTGATTCATCGCCATCAATTCCACGATCTCCGCCCTCACCATGGCTTCGGTGGTGGAGATCAGTCCGGCCATGCGCTTGGCGATCACTGAGGAATGCCGGACGCCCTCGAAGTCGTTCATATCGTACTGCTGTTTTGTCATGAGGGGCGCGATGATCTTCTCGACAGCTTCCCAACCCAATCCGCCAGCACGGGTCACCGGTTCCTGGACGGTGATCTTTCCGGCAACGTCCGCATATTTGACCCATTCACCATAGGGTGTCGGTACGGCCCCTGGAACGCTATGGCTCCAGCGCTGAATGTCATCAATGTTCATCGTCTCGGGCATGATGACGCTGGCTAGGGCGGCGTTCCAACACTCATCCGCCGGTACGGCCATTCCGACACGTGAATTTATCCATTCTTCGTATGTCTGCTTCGTCTTCACTTCGTTCATTCTGTGGCCTCCTTGGGGCCTAAAAACTTGTGGTATCCACGATCTTTGTATGTTCGGAGCGTATTGTGCTCGATCACGCCATTTTCCAAAAGCATCTCAAAGCACTTGGGCGAAATGTCCCCCATAGAAATCTGACCGTTGCCATCCACGATAATGGTATAGCTGCTCCCGCCAGACTCGGGGTCATCACCCCATCCGTTGTCGCGGAAGATAGCAACTTCTACGCCATCTCGGAGCTTTTCTTTCAAGAAGGACATCTTTTCAGTAGCATCTTTGTACTCATTTCCGTATCTCAATTCCCTGGATTTCATCTCCCACCTCCCATATCAGCCTTCACCTGTGCAAAAGTCTCATCAGTCGCCGGGCGAACGTGCTCCATGATGGCCAGCTGGAAAAGCTCGGCAACACGAGGGGCGGAAGCGTCGATGGAACCCACGGTGACGCCGTTTTCGTAAATGAAAAACCGATTATCGTTGAAGTGCTTCTCCTCTCGGATCGTGATGCCGGACCATGGCTTGTAGTCGTCCCCATCCTCATCCTCATCTTCGACACCATCCAGATAAAGCCCCAGAGATGCTACAAACTTTTTAGCCCCTTCTTGACTTTGAACAAGCTCCCGCAAGCCTTGAGCCTGGTCGCCGGTCTTGATGGTGACGGGGATGTTGACCCGGGAAAGCTTGAGACGGTAGAGCGCTTCGGACTCTTCCATGGATGGGCCTTGGGTGTGGGTTTCTTGGATCATGATTTCACCTCGGTAGGGATCTGGACTTCTTGATGTCCTTCTTTTCCTCGATACTTCCTGGCATGGATTCCGCAGTATGGCGTTGCCTTGTCTCTGCCCTTGTGGAGGAAGGCTACAACGGCACGCTTTCCGCATTTGTGGAAGTTCCAACCGTCGGAGCTTACCCGTGCAAAACAGGTATAGATGATCATGACAGGGCCCCGGCTTTGTTCTTGAGTTCGTGAAACGTCCAAATCTGTTGTATTCTGAGGGTATGCATGGGATCGCTTTCGATGTTGATCCCCCAGTTCACCAACTCCCTCACCATGGCAAGCGCGGCGTCACGATCTTTGTTCGCTTTCTCAAGGTAGAAAACCATCCCGCCAGGAATTGACTCGCCAAATGTTTCAATGGCCTCCGTAGACAGGCCCTTGCAAGCATTTACGCAAGCCACGATGCGGCGGGCGTTGGCTTCGCACTTTTCATGGCCACCAGAAAAATCGTCGGAACCGAATACCACGGCAAGGCCTTCCCACTTGCTAAAGTTCAAATCAGCGTCCCCCTGGATGGCATCGATGTACCGTTCTTGGTCGTCAATCCACTTACCAAGTGACCACGGTTCTTTAGTATGTTCCATCATTGGTACCTCCCCGCCTTCTTCTCACGTGCAATGAACGCCGGAAGATCGTTGATGCGCCTTTCGAGTTCATTGATCCTAATGTTAAGTGATACCGTGACAATGCACAGCATGATCATGATCACAATCAAAACTACTTCCATCGTCCGGCCTCCCGTTCGCGATCCATCTTCTCCGTTAGGGCTTGCACGTAAGCCCGGCCCTCTGAAATCCCGCTCAAGCCCTTCAAGAAAGCAAGATACCGCTCTACCTCGTCAAAGGTTTCCCTTGACTGGTGGACCGTCTGGACGTTGCGTTTGATGTTCTTAGGGGGTTGTGTTTGTTCGTTCATAGCGTCTCCTATACCTATACAATAGACCCCAACCCACAACTTGTCAACCATAAATCTTTTAACTTTCCTCAATATTGTTGTTGACACCATCCCAACCCCGTACTATACTCTCTACATAGGCGGTTGACGCCGAGGAGAGAAGAGATGAAAGTACGGGAAAACGTCCAAATCAAGGTCACGATTGAGGTGTTCAGTACGAACAGCTATCAAACGTCTATTCTTGCGAAGACTGAGAAGTCGGTAGGCGGATCTTACGAGGTAAATGGAATGAAGAACGGCGTCAATTCCTTGATCCAGGAAGCCAAGTCTCAGGTCCATGATGTTCTGGATGCAATCCAAGGCAAAGATGACGAAGAGGAAGCTAAGAAGGAAGTTCTCTAGCGTCAAATCCCCCACCCGGGGGCCTCCTTAACCATGCACCCCGGTGACAAGCCCGTGGGATTGCGTTGTAAGCAAGGATGGGAGTCAAGGATAGAGGGATGGGTAAGTACACTTTCAAAAAAGGATCGGCAAAAATCATTCGCCAGATGGTAATGCGGGGAGACAGGGTTTCTATTGACATCGGCAAAGACTTCTGGTGCGATATCGTTTCCTCGTCACTGGCATACGAAGATCAACCGAAGATCATTTTCACCATGGCTGGAGGTAATAAGCCGGAGAAGGCAACGTTGGACTATGAGTATCGGTACAGAGTCAACTAAGGATATGGATATGACACGTCAAGATCAACTAACCGACAGGATCAACGCCAACTTCGAGCTACTGACCGCGCTACCGGCGAACAGTGAAGAGGCCAATGCTCTACGCCACGAACAAGCGAACCTGTTGACCGCTAGGATGAATCTTACCATCGGCGAAGCGCAAGAGATTGAGGAGGAGTGAGAGGATGGATCTAACCATTGATCAAGTCATGGAAAAGCACCGGGGATCAACCGATTTCATGATCGGAAAACGAGCCTTTTACGATGGCGTAAAGTTCGACACGTTACTCAACGATGATCAACGCAACGGATGGAAACGCCAAGAGATTGAATACGGCGCATGGCTGGCCGACGAACTGGCCGACGAATACTAGCAATAACCCCCACCCTCGTATGAAGGTGGAATGTGAGAGAGGAGAGAGTGATGCTAGGAAAGATTGAATCTATCGAAGAGGTGCATGGCATTGGCGTGGGTAATCACGCCAAGTTAAACGGGGATGCCGGGTCAAGACTTGGATTCTCTGGAATGCTGTCGGTTCTCGGAGGTGGGAGGTCCATGGAAGGGTACAAGATCAATACGGATGGCCACGAAATTGTAGTCTTGATTGACGATCAGTCCTCGTGTTGTGAATCGTGGGGGTATTTCTCCACCGAGGACAACATGAGCGAGTTCATTGGCTCTAACCTTCTTGAGGTATCATTGATGGACTCTGAATCGAAGGCTGAAGTTATTAACCAGAAGTTCGGAGAGTACGGCCTTGATTCCGGGGGAATCCAGTTCGTCAATTTCAAGACTGACAAGGGCGATTTCCAGTTGGCCGTGTACAATGCTCACAACGGGTATTATGGGCATGGAATCATTGTTGCTCAGGATGAAACCATTCTCTGCGACGATACGCTGTAACCGCCTACCACACAGCCCATCCCACCGCGCAAACGACAGCGACTACCGCCAAAAAGTAGACCTTAACGTCACTCCAGAAGCGGTAGTCCTTCCAGGATTGCTCGGATTCTTGCAACGCCGTCGAGGCTTCCGTCAACGCGCTCTGAGCCTCTTCCAAGGCTGTCTCGGAGTCCGTTAAGTTCAGCCTTGCTTTGGTTAAGCTCTCTTCTGACTTTTGCAAGCTCGACAGCGCCAAGGTCAATCTCTCGTCTAGCTTCTGTGAGTAGTCTATCGCTTTCTGTAAGTCGTTCTTGAGACTCAGTAAGTTCGACTCGACTTCGTTTAAGGTCTGCAATGAGTCTTGCCTCGCGGCCTGATCCATCAAGTATCCACCATCCGCAAAGGCAAGCGACGGTAATAGCGCTAAGAGCAACACAAATCGCATACCGCACACTATCCACCGAACCTTGTGACGCCAATGATTAAATTGACAACGTTCTCGACCACACCAGGGAAGGCTAGTTGTCCTATGAACCCAACGGCCCACGACAGCCCCAATCGACTTACAAGTCTACGGCGCTTACCTAGTACGTGTGCGGCCAATTCGTTTTTCTTCACGGCGTCAGAATGCCTAGCCGTCTCGATAGCGGCCATGATCACGATGGCGAGGCCAACCGCTACGGCAATATAGCCCCACTTGAAAACAAACTTCTCGCCGATCTTGTCAGAAGCCCACCACAACGCCGTGATGGACCCAACAATGGAGACAAGATACACCAAAGCGTCGTCCCATACCTCTGCGATCCACCGTTTAAAGGTCATCCAAACACCACCACATAAGGCTTGACGTTAGTGTCAAACTCTTTCTTGCCCATGCGAAGATTGTACCCGTCTGTCCCGGTGCGATTCGGCCACGGGTCACGGTAGATCAGTTCGTTGGTCAAATTGTCGAATGCCACAACCGCCAGGAAGTGGCCTGGATCTTTGAGGCAGATCATACACCCAGTTCCACCGGAGACCATCGAAGCGACCCACTCAAATGATTGCGCCTCAAGGTATCGGCAAGCGTGTCCGAAAACCTTAGTGATGGCGTTCGGGTAGGCCTTCGGATATTCGTTGATTGGCTGAGTTACGGGGAACCCTGGCGCATTCTTGGGGTCGTTCATCCAGATCAAAAGAAAGTCTTCCGGCTGTACTATAGCCATAGCTGGCGACATGATGGCCACGGGGTGCCCCATGGATTCCAGGATGTTGATTGCAGAGGTTGGACCGCAGGATTCGTAATAACCACGATCCTTACCCGACCACAATCGGAGAAGGTTTTCAACAGCGTTGTTTGTCTGCACCGAAAAGGTCTTTCGGTCGTTCCAGTACTTGGTTCCTTTGATCATCTCACCCTCCCAAAACCTGTTTAATCGACGCAATCGCCCCGGCAACACCGCCCAGAGTTCCGATGATCCCCATGGCAATAAACAGCTTTTCCCGGCTGTCCATCTTTTGTTCTTTGCGCTTTTGGATCTCTCTTTCGTCGATGGCCTTGATGATTTCTTGAGGCATCGATAGCACAAGGACTTTAGTTTCCACGGCCATTTCCCGGGCTTCCATAGCCACAAACTCAACTTTACTTAGACGAGTTTCGTGGTCCTCTTGCGTAAGTTCGAGCCGATACATGTACATTTCTTCGGTTTCACCTTCCCTTTGTGGCGACATCGTTGCAATCTCCCTTGATCAGTTTTTTGTTTTGTTCCAGGAGATCCCTGTTTTGACTGATTATATCCGATGCAAAGTACTGTAGGACAAGCCAGATGAGATAAAATCCACTGACAACCGTTGACGCCCACACTAACGCGGTCCAGTACGCGGGACCAATACCGTACTTACTTGTCACGATTCCGGCCAAAAATGCCAAGAAAATCACACCAAAAGAAATGATCGATTGAACAAGGTTGAATGACCGGAACCCACCGTAGGAATAGTACAGAAGTGTGGCCAGACAAAAGATTATCGCGGCAACCGGGAAGTTGCCAAACCAAACGGTTATCGCAGCCCCGAGAAATAAAGCGGCGGGATGAATGATTCGACACGCCTTCACGGAAAGCCTGGAGGAAAGAAAAAACAGAATCGCCATCGGGATCTGATATAGGAGATTTGCAACATGGTCCGGGTTCTCCGGCGTCATCAAATGCCGGACGGTCAGAGCAAAGCAAAACATTCCGAACAGAATGGCGATTCGTGAATGTAGCATGTCAATCCCAGAAGGTCATAGTCGAAGCCTCGTCAACGCTCATGACAGCGGACATCTTGGCGTTGTCAGGCTCCTGCGCTTTCAGGACCGCATACAGTCGCTCCTTAGGCCCGGTGTACTCGGTGTAACCCTTGGCCACCGCACAAGACATGGCCGCAAGCATGAGGGTTCCAATGTAAAAAGCCACCTTCTCACGCCGAGCACCACACGCCATGTAAAGCCCATTGAGCACGTCAAAGCGGTCTTCGATGGTTTCGCCGTCCTGCAAGGCAAAGACCGAGTTAGGATCGGCTATTTCGTCATTAAAAATAGTGACGTATTTCTTTCCCCACCGTTGCGCATTGATTCCAGTGACACCGCAGCGCCCTGGACCTTGGTAAATAAACTCTCGTATATTGCTCATGGATACTCCTTTAGGAAATAATAGCACGGTCAGACACTCGTCGCCAATTTGTCCCATCGCAAAAAGCAAGAGTGAACCCTCCCACATCATCAGATACACATATGCAACCACCCCCAGCGGAAGTGACGATAGGAAGGGATGCTTTTGCAAATGTAGCAACTCTAAAAGACTTATCTTTCACTGCGGCGGCAACATTTGCCAAAGAATCAGCAAATGCAAGATCGGCCAATGTGCCGGACCGGCCTCGCATGTAGCCGCCCCAGTTTGCATCTGACCCTATCTCACCAACCCCAAATGTACCGGTATTAATCCCCCATGAAACACCGGAAACTGGACCAGTAGTCGAAAAGTTAGCGTTTTTGTAATTGCTTAAGGTTGTGTCGGCATCGTTAATATTTTGCGTACAACTTGTGAATTGGTTTGATGATACCATGTTGTATATAGTACTTGCGTCAATTGATAGGTTTACACCAATCGGATAGTTGTTAATATTGTTACCATTGATGTCGCAATAAGAGCAATAACCCAGAAGTATTCCGAATGATGTGTTTGCCTTGATTAGAGCCACAAACAGGTTATTAGTTACAATGTTATTTGATCCACTAACAAGGTAGATTGTTGTCTGGCCTGTTGCGTCTCCAGGATTTCCTCCAGAATACAAAAGGCAACCTGAAATTATTGATTGAGATACTGTATCATAAACAACGCAAAAATCACACGATGCCCCATTTGTGTTTATATGAGTCCCAATTATGTTTACATGTATAGCTGTTACAGCATTGACGCCTCGGTTTACGTCGTAAATAAAGGAGTTTGATATTAATATCCCTTCTGTTTGTACGGCAGAACTTTTTGTTATGTGAATGCCATATTTTGTCCTATTTATGTCGCAATCAGTTATCCTAATTCCAACGCAGTCTAACAGCCAAATTGCGTAATCTGCTGTCCTGGAATCATCGCCAACAATAGTCACCCTCGAAACAAATCCAACAATGCAGTTTTCAAGCTTAATCATTGATGTAAACGAACCTGTTCCAGTCTCCCCATTTCGACAAATGTTTAGGTCCTGAATCCAAAGTTGTCCTTGGGCGTTGGGCTGATACGTGGTCCACGATATGTACAAAGCTGGAGTGGAGACTACTGCATGAGATTCAATCGTCAGTCCGGAAATTGTTGCTTGGTCTGGCGGGATTCCTGCTCCCTGTGGATCAACATTAAACCGCATCCCACCAGTGGTCGACGTGAAAATAATTTTAGTTACCGATACTCCGGACCCTGACAATGACACGGGGTATCCGCTTGTCACCAAAGCAGACGACGAAGGAAAAGTACCACCAGGAATAACGATCCTTTTCTTGTTTGCTACAGCAAAAGTCATAGCTTTCTGGATGCACGAATGATCATCCGTAATACCGTCACCCTTGGCTCCAAATGATTTGACATCAACATCGCCAATTGGGATTGAAATGAACGCCGACGACCCATCCCCGCCAGTCGGAACAATGATCGACCCTCCGTTGTCAACGTAGGTTCCGGGGGCCGCGCCTTCGACAAGATGATAAGGGTCCATTTTCACATCACCGAAATCGTAGTATCCGGCGACATGGATAGAGCATCCGCGAAGGCGGTTAAGTGAAGTGGTCCTGAGGGCGGCAATCGTATCGACGGTTACAACTCTAGCCCTAGCGGCCTTGACGGTGACCCCGCTCACCACGGCGGGAATTACATCAGTTCCGCTTCCGCTTGAGGCTTCTGTGAGCGCGCTAATCTTAACTTTTCCCATCATTCCACCTCGATTAAATAGCCGTCTTCGGTCAGGATGTAGTCGCCGTCTTCGGTCACCAGGAAATCCGGTTGTACGACGAGTGCAACCGTCGATAGTATTTTACAAGTAAACGCCGTGGTTAGGCTACCGTAATCCGGTTGGATTCCAATCACCTGGACCTTGATGACTCCTAGAAACTCCCGGCCCGTCCAATCCCCGGTGTAGTACTCTTCTCGGCCCATGGCGGTATCGACTTGCATGATGTCGAAAATCTCAACACCGAAATACCGTTGCCCCATAAGGATCAAGTCAATGGTCCGAATCGGAACCGAGAACTCTAGAGCCTTTGCGTCTGCCATAGTCTGAGCATCCGTCGAGTTCGTCAGGAGTGTTGGGAGTGACTTAGAGTTCGACCACTGGTAGTTCTCGATTACGTCTTGTTTGTAGGTGTCTACTGTGATTTTACGGTACTCGTCGTTACTGTGGTCCTGATCGTACTCGACTGTAACCTCTCCGAAAAGGTAGTCCGAAACATCCTTAGGGTTGAGATCGTCGATGTTCAGCACATCCAGACTCGACACGTACCAGTCAACGGGCCGTGTCTTATCGTCTAGCCGTATGGTCTTTCTAGTGTCACCAACCACGGTATCAAATCGGAACGTCGGGAACACGCCGTTTTGGATATCGGGGATGACGTCAAGAATGGCCCGCTGTTTGTCGATGACCAGGCCACAAGTCGGGATACCGGCCTTGTTCGCTGTCCAGGTAGTGGTGTCGTAGAACGTACCGTTGAACGCCTGGTTTTCATAGTTGAGGTAGAGATATTCGATGATGTCCGGCGCGTTGACCACCGGGATTCCAACTACGTCAGCTTGGCACTCGTATGGGGCCTGTCCCGTTGATGCTCTAGCCGTGGCGATGGTAAATGTCCCGTTAGGCAGATCGGTCGATGAGGTGGCGACTACGGTCCATGTGTCGTCGATCTTGACCCTGACCTCGGAGATGCTGGTCAGGAGTTCGGAACACCGGTAGGTTGCCGATAGCGTGCCGGTGAGTTCGGTATTGACCGGGATGCACTTGACCGACCGACATACCCCGAAGACCAGGGGCACCACCTTGCCGTCAATTGAGTCGTTCAGGTAGGGATAGGTTGTGGAGTCGAAAAACCGAGCCGGGACTAGCTTGTCGAGCTTCCTGGTATCTTGTAGAGCCATGCCGGTCTCAGCGTTCCCGTACTCAGCTTCCTCGACGAAGTAGGCCGCTTGAGGCACTACGGCGGAGGTTTGCGCTTGGTTGTCGATTACATTGGTGTTGTCGAGGTAGGACAGTCGGGCCTCGTTCCCGATAACGCTGAAATCCTTGAGGTAGTCCAGTCGCCCGCCACGATTAGACAGGCCCAAGGACCCGGAGATTAGCCTGAGTTTTGAGTATCCTTGGATATCCTCGGCGCGGTTGATGCTCGGGGCTTGAGTGATAAGCGGGAGGTATTCCACGTCGTCGATGTAGACCACGTCGGTGTCCGAGAATCCCTGACCGTTGCCGTACTGGATTACTACGCCTTCATGGACGATGTCATGATCTAGATGGATGGAAAAGGCCGTGTCTGAGATGTACCAAGATCGTTCTAGCGCAAGACATGCGGCGTAGGTTGAAACCTGGGTGTAGTCCACGTTGTCAGCCCGGACGTTGAGCACTAGCGGACGAGCACGGATAACGGATTCATCCGGCGCCCCAAACGTCACGGTCCACCAGTCGGCCATTTGGTAGCTGAAAAGCGACGAGACAACGAAGGAATCGACGTAGGCGAGGGAGGTAAAGTTCCTTGTGGAGGCTAGGATGGTTAGGAGCATTTAGGCCTTGATTATGTAGTACATACCCACAGCCTTTCCCGTAGTCTCCGATGCGGATCGACCGTTATGCGCCCCGGAGTTTGTAGATACGAAGTTGAAAACCCCGCCACCAGAAAACGGACCAGCAGCCCCGCCGTTCGGCTTGTCGTAGGTGTGAGTATGCGCCTGAAGCGCATCATTGATCGTTTGGTTCAGGGTTACCGCCGTTGCATCGGTGAACCTTGTCGGGGTGCCGACGCCACGAATCGAAGCGGACCTCAGGTCTGGGAGATTGAACGTTGTGGTACCGTCACCAACTCCGTAGGTGGTGCCGACAATGGCGAATAGCCTTGCGTATGTCGTTCGGCTGACGGCCTGACCGGCACACTCAAGCCAACCTCCAGGCATCGCGGCAACGCTCCAGATAGCCACGGTTCCTGCAGGGACCTTTGATCGTCCTGCTATCGTTCTAGGGCTACCAGTCATAGCGCCGATTGAGATTGCTAGATCCTCATCAAACACCACCAAATTGCTTCCACTGCCAGACCCATCATAGTACCCACCATAGGTATGTGACCACGCAACACCACTCAAAGACGCAACAAAAGCCGCAGAGGCAGTAGCGCCAGCAGGGGTAATCTTGACGTATGCGGAGGGGGTTCCGGTGATGGCTGTATCGGTCGTCGCCTTGTACGCAACCCCTCCAATGACCACGATAGCCCCGGCGCGGATAGTTGAACCGTCTACGATCTCACGGCCAGAGAATGCGTCAAGCCTGGCTTCGAGCTGGGCAATGTTGGCCTGGTAGTCAGCAACCGCCACCGGAGCGGTAGGGGTTACAACGGAAACTCTGTCTAGACTCATCAGCGGGCCTCCAAAATCGGGATAGATATATCTTGCTCACGGCCACGGTCGGACACCGACCAGTTGTCGTCAACAGTGGCGTAAATTGGGTCTTCGGAACCATCTGTATCTTCGGTGATATCGATGTACACCGGGTAGTCTTTGTCCAGTGTCATAAGCGTTTCGTCGAGGTCCCTGAAATCATCCATGTTCAGGTTCGGCACCGTCAGAGTGTAGGATCTCAAGACAGCGCCCTTGTTCCGCATGACCTGACCCATGGGCGACCTGACTGCGGTAGTAGTGCTGGCCCTGGCTCTGTTTCGAGCCCATAGCGCCCCGCTAAACTTGTCCGAGGCCCCGAACCCCACGCCCTTGAGTTTGACGTTTTCGTATGCCACGGTGTAGTCAAAGGACAGATTGCCCCCGGTGTACGTGACGGCGTTCCCGTCGAAAGCTGTTATGGTTGGATCGGCCTTCATTCGCTTGATCAGAATTGACCCGCGATACCCGAGAACCCACGGGGCAATCCCGTTGTCAAGGTCCATTGTCAAGACGACCTTCTTGGCCATGACTGAAGTGAAGTAGACGGTTTCAACGGGCCTCAGGACGTTCTTAGTCACCGAGTAAAGAGACACGTCGGCATCGTCGAAAAGTTCCACGTGGACGAATGCGCAGTTACATCCGGCCAGGAACACCGAGTCAACTGCGACCTCTGCCGCCATGGTAAGCGTGATGACATCTTCGGTAATCATCCCAATGTAAGGCCGGTTCAGGAAGATGTCGGCAAGGTTGGAGGCGGGATATTCTAGAGTCTCGTAAAGAGCCGTGATGGTCGCCGTTCTGGCTTTGTCGTCAAAGAGGATTTTCATCGGTTAGCAAACCTCGCTTTGACTAGTCCGTCATCGACATACTTAACTACGACGGTAGTAAGCGCGTGTCCGTCTACCTGGATTGTAAGCGGTTTTCCCATCCCTGACAACCGGCTTACAACTTCTGAGGCAACGGCACTCACGAAGGCTTGCATCATAGGGGCGCCCATTGCGCCGGTCCCGAACATGATTTCTCCTCCGTCTTTGTCGGCAACCGTGACTTGTCTTCCCGCGTTGCCAGAGGGCAACACAATACCACCTGTAGCAAACGCCGGGGGCTGAGGTTGGGCGGCAAACACGGCGGCAGTCTGAGCACCACCAACCAGGGATGCGAAGGCAATGGCGGGGATGTTGAGGGGGAAGGCGGCACTTGCCACGGCCTTAAGGATGCTGTTAGCGGCGTTGGCGGCGGCAATCACAAGGTTGAACTTCCATTGGGTCATAGCCGCTTCGTATTCAAGTTGGGCCTTTTTTCTTGTGAAATCAGCCTCTAGGTTATATAGATCAAGAGCCCGTTGTGCGTCAGCTTGAGCGGTAGCGTCTCCCGCAGTTATCGCATCGGCAACATCTTTTTCAAGGGCTTGTTTTTTCGTCAGACCATTGTTCTCGATGAGTTCTCGTTCGTGGTCATAGACTCTTTCAAGTGCGTTGATTTGCTTATCGCTAAGAGATGCGAAAATGTCGGCCAGAGCATTGGTAAGACCTGAAAAGGTGTTTAGGATTGACTCTGCAAGCTTGACATTAGTCTCAAGCTGGACTTTCTCTTCTTCCTTGGCCGTAGCCTTGATCCTGGCTTCAATGATGCCCCGAACCCTGTTTTGAGCGTAGGCATAGGACCCAATGATGGTCTCGTTACTGGAGGCAATCGCATCAGCCTCAGCAATGGATTCCTTCTCGCGTGTGGCCCGCATGTAACCGACAATGTCTGCGACTCTGTCCGCTGTGGCACGGTAACGGGCAGTCAGTTCCTCAAGTTCGCTTGCAGTCAGCGCCGAGGCATCTTCAACGGCCACTGGTATTCCAGTCAGGGCATCTTCGACCTTCTTGATTTCGGCAGGGGTGGCCGATCTCCAGGAATCCCGGAGGGTCAAGGCAAGGGTGACGTTAGCTTCGGCAAATCTTTTAGCGGCGGCGGCACCGTCAAGGTACCCTGAAGCAATGTTCTTGATCTCCTGACCGCTTGTCCTGGACCGAATGGCAATCTGGGCAAGTTGGTCATTGGTCAATCCCAGGTCTTTGGCTAGGGTCTCAAACGACTTGGCACTAGCCATCCCGTCGAGTTCCATAGCCCGGAGGAACTTCTCCGCATCACTGGCTCTTTGGTTGAACTTGGCCAGTTCCTCGCCTGACAATCCAGCCTCGACCGCGATATCCCCGAAAATCCTTCCAGCCTTCTCGACATCGGCGGCATTGACGGCATTAGTCATGGCGATAATACCACCAGCCAACGCAGTGACGGCTCCTACGGCAAGGGCAATTGGCCCGAAGGCGGCCGACACCGTAATCCCCATCATTGCCAGTGCCGGGGTCAAGAATCCTACCCCAAGGGTGACTGCAACGATTCCGGAGGCAAGAGTCCCGGCGGCGGTGATGAACGCGGCAATAGGCGCCGGAATATCGTCGAGGAAGTCAAGGAACGCTGTAGCCCCCTGAGCAAGGCCCCGCAGAGAGGGGTCAAGCGACCCGCCAATCTTGGCCGATGACGTGGCTACCTGGGCGTCAAGCTTTTTAAGGTCCCCGGCGAGGTTGTCAAGCTTGATCCTGGCTACCTCTGCCGCAAACCCGGTATCATTAACTTTACCAATCCACTCCGAGATTCCCTTAGCCCCCTGGGTGTATAGCACGTTAGCGGCTCGGATAGAGTCTGTCCCGAAAATCGTAGCAAGCGCGGAGTTACGCTGTTCGGTAGTCAGGTCTGAAAGCTGGTCCTTGAGTTGACCTGCGAACTTCTCAATACCAATAAACTCGCCCTTGGCGTCAAACGCATTAAGCCCGAGGCGTTTCATTTCCCCAGCGGCTTCCTTACTTTGAGGGGTAAGCCGTAGGAGCATGGTTCGGAACGAGGTACCAGCATCGCTTCCCAATAGTCCAGCCGAGGCAAATGCGGCAAGGGTCCCCACGGTGTCGTCAACCGAAAGACCCGTCTGAGAGGCCACCAGACCAGCTTGCTTCAAGGCTTGGGACAGGTCTGATACTTCGCCCTGAGCCTTACCAGCTCCAGCGGCTAGAAGGTCGGCGATATGTACCACGTCCTGACCGTCAAGGTTGAACTGGGTCATTGTTGCGGCGGCAATCTCGGCGGCGTCGGCTACTTCCATCGTCCCGGCAGCGGCGAGGGTCAAGGCTCCGGTGAGCGCCCCGCCTAAGATGTTCGCCGTAGAAACACCCGCCTTGGCAAGTGCAACTTCCGCCTCAATGGCCTGAGTGGACGATGCGGCAACGGATTTACCGGCACCCTCAGCGGCCTTAGCCAGTTCATCCAATCCCTCGGCGTTGCCCTTAGTTGCGGCCCGTAAATCCCCCAAGGCCTCGGAGTAGGCGGCGCTTGAGGTAATCAAGGCGCGGAATTGCGTAATGATGAATGTCGATGCGGCAAGGGCTAAAAGTTTGAATGACCCCGAAGACTTTTCAACCTCAGAACCCAGTTTCTTCTGCTGTTCCGTCAGACTGGAAATCTCTGTCTTGACCCGTTTCAGATCTCCGATTTCCTGGTCAGTGAACCCGCCTTTTCTCGCGGCAGTCGCTTGGATATATGCTAGTTCCGCCTTGCGTGCATCGATAGCAGAGGAGATGGCTTGACGTTGAGTCAACGCCCCGTCCGCTACCGCCTTGTCGAGAGACTTGACGTAGGATTCGACTTTCTTGACTGACTGGCTGTATGAGTTTGAAAAAAGGTTTGATGCGATGTTCCCGGAATCGACAACCTTCTGGCCGAACCTGTCCATGACGGACACGGCGGTTGCAATATCCTTCTGGAGTTGATCAATCTTGATTCTGACTTCACTGTAAATCGACCCAGCGTCTTCGGCGGCCATTAGGACGCCTTCTTCTTGGTTTTCTTGTCAAACAAAACTAGCGCGGCGTTGTCAAACTCCTTAACCATGCGAGGGGTCAGGACCCCGGGAAAATGAGTATGAGGAGCCCCCCCACAGCGGTTGGTCATGATGGCCGCATTCATTAAAACATCTTCTGTGACATCATTGATGTCTGTTTTGTCAATTTGCAAAGCGTAGTTTACGATGAACGCTGTGAAGTCGGGAGGGAGAATGAACTTGCTAGACAGTTCCAAAAGGTCGAACTCGTTCTTCAGTTTCACCCTGTCAGGTCCGGGGGGCATTTCTTTCCAAACGTCTTCAATGTCCTTTAGGCGCTTGTCGATTTCCTTGGAATCAATATGTGCCCCAGCAATGGCGAACATCTCGTCAAAAGTTGGGTTAACCATGGTGAGCTTGCAAATCTCGTGGTGCCTTTCGGCGTAGGCATTCATTTCCTCAAGGGTCGGCCCGAACTCACTGGACAAGTTCTCCCCGAATGACTTGATTAGTCCAAAATCTCCACACGCCAGCGTAGTCGAGTCCCCTAGAAGGCGGACGCGAATAGGCGTAAGAGTTCCATGCCACGGAGCCATGAGGATGGGATAGGTGATATCGTAAAGCCGTTTCGCTTCGATGGCCTTCAATTCTTCTTCTGTCGGTTCATGTTTTCGCTTCACGGCTCCCCCTGTAAAAAGGGGCCGAGTTTCCCCGGCCCCGTATGTGAATCAGAACCCTTAGACGCTCTTGACCTTGAGGGCAGTGAACTCGGCGGGAGTCAAAATGTACTCCTCGTAGACGAAGGTTTCCTTGACGCTGGTGATGGGGTCGAGATACGGCACGGCAGCAAGAGTGTAAACACCGGTCTGGAAAGCTTGGTCGCCAGATTCCCCGCCGTTGTATCCCTTGACGGCCTTGTACCGTCTCCACCGATAGGACTTAATGTTCGACCGTTGCGAATCGTCACGGGCATACATCGAATTGAACGCCTCGAAAACGAAGTCCCCTGGAGTTGAGCCAGGACCAGCAGATTGGTACCTCTTATTGGTATATCCGGCCACCGTCTCAAGGGTTCCTCCCTCAACAAGTGCCCGAATATTCTGGTCATAGACCGAGTCGGTCACCGTGATATTGGCCCCGGTGGGGTAGGTATCGGTGATGACAGCAGTCTCAAGGCCATTGGAGTCAATGATGGAGATCCGTTCTCCATCCTTGTTGACCTGTTCGATGGCAACAGAAACCTGGGTGTTGACGGGGATGATAGCGACTGGCATTCCCGTATAGAGCGCAACCTCTCCACCAATCTGGAGATACTTCGCGGTTCCGGGAGTGGTCTTGGCAATCTTGAAGTACCCGGTTACAGCCTCGGCGGTCCCCGTGTATCCGGCAACACTCGCGGCAGTCCACGCCGTAGCAAGCTCGGCTACAGTAACAGCGGCAATGTCGGCAACTGCGGAAAGGTCAAGCGTCTCGGCAATTGCCGTCGCATCGTCAAGCTTCAGAGTGACCGTTACAGCGGCAGGAACGGCGGCATCCGAAAAGTCAAACGGGCCAGAAGTGGAAGATACCACGCGGGTCGGGTCCGCATATCCTCCGTCAGCATTCTTGGGGATGAACCGGCAAATAGTCGGCCCGAACAAAAAACCAGTAGCAGTACTCTCACGAAGCGCCATGGCATTCTCCTTTTTAAACGTAGCTCATTTCTGGTAGGCTAAAAATAGCCTCTTGGCTTATGGTCTTGTCAGTATTCGTAGTCACAACTTTACTAATTCCCAACGGCTTCAATTCAAATCTACGGTCTTCCGATCCTGTCATTTCGATGTATGCTAACAGGTCGAAAACAGTCTTCTTGCAGTAGAGTCTAAGGGCATCCTGTTGACCTGGTTGCATGTGGGCATTGACTCTGTAGCGAGTGTACCCGAATTGCGTAGGCTCTTCAATCACTACTGCATATGTCAGCGCGGAAGGCATAGTTTCTCCAAACTTGATGACAGCTTTGATTGGTCCAGTTTTCAGCTTTGCTATGATCAAATCATTCATGCGGCGGCTCCATAGAGTTCCTGTGCGTAGAGTTTTAAGAGCAAAGCAAAACGTTCGGCAGTGGGGCGCAAGATTTCATATTTACGATCATTTGCAAGCTCAAGGAACACGCCGTATTCCATCATGTGGGCTACGAAAAACCCTACAACTTCACCTTCGTCAATTACACCGGAGAAAAGCCCAAGAAGAGCTTGTGAAGTCTCGTTCTGCCAGACTCCGTTGTCAATCTGGATTTCCTGCATGGACTGCAAGGCAAGCCCAGCCAACAGCGTACAGTAGGCAACCAACTTCACCCGGCGAGCATCAAATATCTGATTCATCCGGGGCCCGAAACTCATACCGATCTCCAAACACCGCGCTCAAGGAACCCATGATACCATTCGTGGTTAACGCGATCCGGCCCCCAGGTAGACGAAACAAGGATTGACGGAGAAACCGTGATAGTCCCATCCTCGTGCTCAACGATCCCATGCCTACTGAGCCCGGCCAAACAAATCCGATGAGCGTACTCCGGTTTGTATGCTGGCAACTTCTGTTCAGGACAAGCCGCCATCCATGACCCATCTGGATCTTTCCAGTAGTCGCCAGGTTCCACACCCTCAAGGATTGAAGGGTCTTCTTTGTAGATTCTCCGTCCTTTCATACCGATACCTCAAACTCCCGAGTGTCAGTAAACGACCCATCCCGAGTAGTCGCCGTCACCGTAGCAGTCCCAACCGCCACAGCCGTAACAAGGCCCTCAGAATCGACCGTTACCACGTCCTCGTCGGAGGATGACCATAGCACCGTGGTATCAACGGCAGACAGGGGAGCAATGGTTGCGGTCAATTGCAGTGTCCCGAGAGGTGACAGTGCCTCGGGGTCGGAACCGCTTACGGTGACACCGGTAACCCATCCGTCAGCGGAGCCAGCGGGGTACAAGGGGCTTTGATTGCGGTGGACACCTCCGAATCTCTTGAGAGGGTCAACAGGCCCGGCCTTGTAAGCTTTGCCACGGGCCACGATGATTTCACCGTCTACGGGGGCGACGTTCCAAGGGGATTGGAGGCAGAGCGTCAAAGCAGTGTCCAAACCGCTCGGGAACTCTTGCACCTCTTTGACCCCTGCCCGTTCGTGGCTAAGTCTCCCGGTATAAGTTACGGTCGTAGTCCTTGCAAAAGGGTCATTGGCGTCAGTGGTCCTGCGCATGATGATTGTTTCTGGATTCTGAGCAATGTGCTGGGCGGAGGCCTTCCGAAGTTGGTTCAATGCCAAGGCGTTGTTCAGAGGTTACCCCCCGCAATCTCCGGCGTTTTGGTCGCCATAAAAAGCCCCGTAGAGGACACGGTTTCTTGAGTCGGTAGGTCAGCCAGCAGTTGCCGATAGAACTTATGCAAATCGTTAAGCCGAATCCACTCCGATTCCTCGGCACCGTCCGAATTACGGACAAGTTGCAACTGCGAAGCAAGTCCCGAGATAATCGCCTGAATGCTTTTGCGGATAGCCCCGTCGATTCCGAAAGCGTCAATCCATCCGCCAATGCGGGAATCAGACACCTGGACAGGGATAACCGTAAAGGCACCGTCAACCACGAGGTTGTAGGTCCCGTTCGTGGTTAGTTTGTACGAGGTCTGGGCAACCGCAGAACCAACAGCCGGGAGCGTGGCAACTTCGAGGAAATCGACGATTCTTTCAGCCCCGCCTACGGGATCGTTGATACTGAGCCTTACCTCGGTCAGTTGAAGAAACGTTGCCACTTTGGCCCCCTAAATTACGGTATGGAAAGAAGGGGAGCCCCGAAGGACTCCCCACGTTATTACAGGGTGGGCAGACTCACCTCTAGGCAGTACCCACTACCAGCCGTCAGCGAGGCAGATCCACCGAAAAACTCGGTGTCGTATTCAATCTGGCACCCGTACCACTTGGTAATGTCGTCGTACTTTGTTCCCATTTCCGTGGTCAATCCGCGCTTAGTCATGGTGAAGTTCGCAACCCTGGGAACGAAGAGATACGCCTTCCCGCTGGCAACGCCTGGGTAAGCATAGGTCTTTTTACCCATGTAGATCGTGTCGCCACGGTAGGGGATGACCGTCGAAATCTGGTTCAATGACTCATAGTTACCAACCTTGGCCTTACCGGTGTTCTGGAGCTGTCCGTTCAAGGCGCGCTGAAAAGCGAACTCGGTTCCCTTGGGAATGGCCAGGAACATTTCAGGGGTATCGATGGGCAACCCGGTCTGGGGGTCAGTCAAGAGATACATCTTCTTGATGGCCGAAACCATGGTGTTGTACAGCAATTCCTCTTTCGCGGCGCTCGCGGTAGCATCGGGGGCAACCTGTTGGTTTGCGTCCCATCCGGTAGCGGTGGTCTTGGCAACCATTTTGCCCAGAACGTTGCGAGAGTTGCGAAGGGCGGCATACCCACGGGCGACGGCGTCGTTACGCTTCCCAAGGTCATAGAACCCGCTGAAAAGCTGTTCCTGGAGGCTGGACTTGTCGGCGACTCCGAAGATTTCCATGGTCACGTTACCAGTAGCCCCGGTCTTGTGTTCCATGAGCGGGAACTGGTC